GCGGTTATTGTCAGATGCTATGCGTGGAGCAATAGAATTTGAACAGCAAATGGCTAATGTAGCAGCTATTGCTCAGACTACTACAGATCAATTTGATAAACTAAAGAAAAAAGCCATTGAAGTTGGAACCACAACTAGATTTTCTGCAACTGAAGCTGCAAAAGCTATGGTTAAGATGGCTCAAGCTGGTATGAGCACTAACGAAATTCTTGGTGCAATCAGAGATACAGCCTTACTTGCTAGTGCTACTCTGTATGATTTTGAGAGAACTTCGGAGCTTGTAACTACTATTTTGAGAGCATGGAGGAGAGAAGCATCAGATACCAAAGAGATAACTGATATATTGGCTACATCTATCAATAATACTAAGTTAACTATGGAAGGTCTGACTGTAGCCTTCAACTATATAACTGGTGTTGCTCCACAACTTAATTTAACTCTTCAAGAGACCACTTCACTACTAGGATTAATGGTCAATAGGGGAATATCAGCCTCTACTGCTGGAACTTCACTTAGAGCAGTTTTAGCTGCTTTATTAAATCCGACAGCTAGATTCAGACGAGAAGTAAGAGAATCTGGTCTAACAATGGATCAAGTTAATCCTAAGTACTATTCACTTGTAACTATTTTAAAGAACTTAAAATCTGCTGGTTGGGGGGCTGCCGAAGCATATAGGGCGTTCAGAAGAAGAGCAGCTAGTGGAGCTACTATACTCATAGAAAATGCTGATATTCTAGAAGATATGGCTGCTAATATGTATCAGGTTAATAGAGCAGCACAGATGTCAGCAATTAATCTAAATACAGCCAGTGGACAGTGGAAACAATTTAAGGATTCATTAGTAGCCAGTATGAGCACTATCAAAGATGATGTTAATACAGGTTTAATAGCAATGACACGACTTCTAAGAGATTTAACATTAATATTGACGAAGTTTGTAGCATCACCGATTACCAAGACTTTTTCACAGATATTTGAAGGATGGTATTATATAGGACTTCTAATGACAAAAGGTAAATTACCATCTAAATTTAAGGAACAAATATCTGAAACACAATTAAATGTTAAGAAATGGTCTGATTCAATGAGGGATGCTAAAAATGATCTAATCGAATTAAGAGATAAATGGCTTGATCTTCAAGATGCGTTAGCTGGTAGTAAGATATTTGGTGGTAAAAAAGGTGAAGATTTGTGGAAACGAGTTTTGAAATTCGCTAAAGATATGAAACTTATAACTGATAGGGAAATAAACAGTCTAAAGAGTAGAGAAAAAATTGAGGCTCTAATAAATAGAAGATATAAGGAGAGGAAAGAGCATATAGCATATGAGTTTGGTAGAGCTAGAGGACTTTATCGTAGGGAAGCTGAATTTGGTATTACTCTTGCTAGTTCAGAATTCACAAAATTAGTCCATGAATATAGGAGGGCTATTGTAGAAATAACTGATCCTAAAGAATTACAGGAAGCTAAGAGGCGAATAAGAAAACAGATAGAAGATTTATATACTCTTTTTTATCCAAAACAACAGAAGGAAATAAGAAGAAGAGTTAAGGGATTATCTCCAATTTTAGACGAAATATTTGGAATGCCAACCGCAAAAACTAGAGCACCAGCAGTATTAAAACAATTGGAAAGGGAGATTGGTAAAGGCAGAGAATTAAAAGATTGGTTCAAATTAAGTCCAGAAGAACGAATGGCGAGACTCAAAAGTACTAGACAACTATTGCAGACCGATATTAAGCAACTACAGATTAAAGAGCAACTAATAAAAAGAGAAACTATAACAGCAGAAAACTACGAGAAGTTAAAAAAGCTGAATGATGAAATATACAGGAAGAGAGTCCAGATTGCAGACATAACATTTAAAATAACCAAAGAATCTAATAAGGAAAGAGACAATGAAGAAGTATTAAACTCCATAGCAAAGACTACAAGAGATATAGAAAAAGAAAATGCCCAAATACAGAGAGATTCAGCCAATCTTAGTCTTGATAATCAGAGAAAGACAATCCAAAAAAGAGAGATAGATTTAGAAATTGGCAAGAAACTAACAGACCTGCAAGCCAAACGTCTGCAAATTGAGATAAACGAACCAGCAAATAGAAAAAAGTTATTGGCTATTGATACTCAAATTCAGCAACTTGAAGATGAAAGATACAAGAAATATAAAGAGATGGTTGGTACAACCAAAATTGAAGAATTACAATATGATGATAAAATACGGAGAAATAAACTTGAACTTATAAGATTGGAAGAACAAAGAAGAAGACTCCTACATCCTACATATGACGCCTATAGAAGAATACAGGAATCTATGAAAACAAGCAATGAGATGCTGAGTGATATAATTGTAAAATCTAGACAACTCATTGGACAAGGTTTAGGAGATATAATCTATAATTTGACAGGTGGATTTCAAGAACAAAAACAGGAAGCTGCTTCTCTTGAACAGACACTAAAAGAACTAATTCAAGAGAGAGCACAGCTAGCAGAAAAAGGAATACTATCAGAAGATGAAGCTAGAAGATTTGAAGAGTTAAATGCTCAAATCAATTAAAAATTTACAAGAAGCATTTAAGGATTTTGCTAAAGGTGTGGTTGATTCAATTAGAAAAATAATTGAGCAGTGGATAGCTATGCAAATAGTAACTGGATTGTTTGGTAGGTTTATAAAACCTGCAACTCCCGAAATATTCAGTCCGTTTTACCACAAAGCAAGTGGTGGAATTCTACCACAAATAAAAGCATTTAAATCTTTTAGTGCCGGTGGAGTCACATCAAGACCAACATTGGCTCTACTAGGAGACAATAAAAGTAAACAAGAGATAGTTATACCAACGGAAAATATCAAATCAGATGAAGTAACTGGATATACAAGAAGCTCAGAGCAACCTATAAATGTCATCAACCTATTTACAGAAGATGATTTGTTGAGAACTATGGCAAAATAAAGGCGTAACCTTTAGACAAGCAAGAGTATAGGAGTTGAAATCACATGAAATTATTTCCAGCAGGAACAATTACAGCAGCAACTAATTTTGGAACAATAGATAATATATCCTACAAGATATTTGAACCAAATGCAGGCTGTAAAAGCAATCCTGTATATAATATTCTTGTCACTAGATTCAAAGACCAGATTTTACAGTCAAGAAAGAAATCTAGTCAGTATCTAGTAATAAACTACTCCTATAAATCAATATTCAATAAAGAATACGAACAGATAGAGCACTTTGTAGAATCGGTTGATGAAGCTCTAACTTCATTCTATGTAGCAGATTTCAGTAAAGGACAGTCTGTTGATGCAGTAGCATCTTCTGCTGGAACCTGGACTGTCCATCTTGATAATACAAGATTGTATTCTTCAACTGCAAACTATAAAGCAAACAAGGCTATGCTATGGACAGGAAAAAAATGGAAACTTGGAAATGTAACTTCACTAACCACAAATGCTAGTATTCAACTGGATGTTGGAACAAATAATTATGGTGCTCTATCAAATACGGAAGCATCAACTGATGGACTAATATACCCAGTTTATGAAGTATATATGCAGCCTAATCAGTTAGTTAGTTTTACTACAGAGACCTATATTGATGCCAAAATAAACTTAAATAATGTAGGTGGTTTCACAAGAAGTGGAACCATGAGTTTTGTAACCAAGTATAAGGTGTAAACTATGACTTACGATGTAACAGCTACATTTTCTGAAGAGCAAGTAAAACTGGATTCCGTTTCACCAATTGATATGTACGTTATTAATGCATCAATCAGTGGATGGGAACCTATGTATTATGTTGACTATAATCAGGATGTGTACGGTTGGTCAATGAATGCAACTCACGATTTAACAACTACTGCTACAATATATAGTGGTTTGCCAATTAAACGTGGAGAAATTCAGACTAATACACAAGGTGAAATTTCTGAGCTTAGTATAAATATTCCAAATGTTGATAGAGCAATGGAATCCGTAATTCAAACTAAAGATTATTTGCGTGGAAGAGAAGTATTTGTTATCAGTACATTTACCAAGCACTTACCATCTGGATCAACTTCCTATCATCTTGGAACTTCTCCTGACCACAGGGCAGTATTAGCAGAGAAAATGTTTGTTGACTCGGTATCATCTAATGAACAACAGGTCACATTCAGTCTGAAATCAAAATTCAATATAAAAAACACTGTATTACCAAGAAGAACTTTTATGAGAGAATGTACATGGGCATATCTTGGATTGTACTTGGCTTCGGAATGCGATCCACACGGAAATATAAATTCTGCATCATATCCCACCTGTGACGGAACTTTGGATAGTTGTAGGAAGAGGCATAATGAAGGTAGATTTGGTGGCTTCCCTGCTATACCAGAAAAAGCTATTATTATATAGTAATTTCAAGGACTTATAATAAATGAATTTCTCAAAATATATAAATTTACCATATAAATATGAAGGAAGAGACTTTGATGGAGTAGACTGCTATGGTTTACTTTATCTAATCTACAAGAATGAAAGGAATATAATCTTACCAGAATACAATTACCCTGAAGAGTGGGCTAAGATGGGATATAATTATATAGAAGATGAAACTAGACATACGCTTCATTGGGAAAAGGTAGGAAAACCATATAAAGTATTTGATGTAATAATTTTATATGCCAGTTTAAAAAGGGTAGTAGCTAATCATTTAGGCATTTATATAGGTAATGATAAATTTATTCATATTCTGAATGAAAAATATAATTCAATGGTTGAAAGACTAAGTCGTTGGGAATCTAGACTTTACGGAGTGTGGAGATATATTGGCTAAGGTAACATTTAGAAATATATTTGATGAAGATAGTAAATTCAAGGAAATAGAAGCTTATTATCTATTGCCAGCAGTCTGCTTATATGCACAGGATTCAGATGATGAAATATATGATGCAATAATGAATGATAAAGTAATCCTGTATGTTAATAAAAAGGCAATCCATCCAGATGACTGGGCTACCTTCAAGATTAAAAAAGATGATGAGATAATCATAAGTCCTAAATTTGGTAAAGGTGATTTAGGAGCCTGGATTCAAATTGGAGTTGGAGCACTTTTAGTAGGGTTAGCTATATGGCAACCAGCATTTTTTACAGCAGGTATATCAGCATTGAATATCAGCACTCCTTTTTGAACCAGATTTACCACAAATTCCTTCAAGCGGAGGAATTAGCCAAAGCCAGACCTATAGTTGGAACGGGATTAGAACTATGGCAAGAGTAGATACTTCCATTCCTATAGTTTACGGTACTCATAAAGTCGGTGGTAATGTAATATCTTTATATACAGAGCGTCAAGGAGAAGATGATTATCTCAATATGCTCATTGCTCTTGGAGAAGGAGAAATAGAAGGAATCTGTTGTGCCACAAATTACAATCATGTATGTCAAACATCAAATCAAAATGAAGCATCTTACTGTACACCCGCAATTGACATTGATGACCAACCGATTGATATATATTCAGATTTACAATGGTGGTATAGAACTGGGACAAATGCTAGTGATGTAAGTAAAAGTGAATATTACCCATTTGCTCAAAATATTATACCCTACTTTGGTGGAGCTATAGCTCAATATGACGATGGAAGAGAAATAACTTCAGATGGAGTAGTCTACAGAACAACTAAAGAAGTAGATATGGCTACCGTCCAAGTAAATGCTCCAACATTGTATGAAGTTAGCGGTGCTAATATAGTCAGTCGAAGTGTAGTCTTCAGAGTAGCATTTAGAAAAGAGGGAGACTCCACCTGGATTGATTACCATAGTGATAAATGGACTATTGATCAGAGTACATACCTCGAAATTGAGAGTTATTCTGATGGTGATACTGAAAAATTAGTATCTCCTGATAGTTGGAATCCTGGAACAGTAACTATAAAGATATTAGATATCTGGCCTGATACTAAACTAGATTTCTATGATTATTATTATTCTGTTAATGGTAATTCAATTACTGATCAAGGAAAATTGACAAAAGACTATTATATTACCATCCTTTTGACGGATAGTATAACAGGAAAAACAGAGCAAAAAACTATAAAACATTCATTATCTAGAAAAGAATTACCTAAAGAAGTTTGGGTTGGTGATTCATACAGTACTACATGGGAATGGGGACCTACTGAACATCATCCAGAGAAATTTAGTTTTGGTAATTATAGTGGAATTACGTTATGTAAAAAGGGAGAAGTAGCAGATAAATATGGTAATCAAACTATTGGATACTACAAACCTAACATCAGTATTGGAAGTAGTTATACAATTTCCTCTAGTTCTCAATCAATAACTGATCTAACAATTACTGGAACTACTAAGACAGGTCTGTGGAAATCTGTAACTTTAGATTTTAATACTTTATCTGGAGCTTCAGGAAAACAGGTATATGAAATAAAAGTATGGAGACCATATGGTGACAGAACTACTTCAATGCAGGCAGAAGATAATATAATACTTAAATCTATAATTGAGAGAATAAATGGTAATTTCATATATCCGAATACAGCATTGCTAGGCTTGAGAATAAAGGCTACAGAACAATTATCTGGACAACCACCAAATGTTACCACCGTAGTAAAGGGAATCAAGGTAAAAGTACCCGACTTGGAACGCTCTTCTCCAAGTGGAACTGATATAACATTCAATGATTGTTATTATAACAAATCATTGGATAGGTGGGAAACTGTGAATGCAACTGAAGTATATTGGAATGATACAGATAGTTGGAGAACAGAATACTCAAATAATCGAAGATGATCTGCATACTACTACAGTGACTAATGTGATTCAAGAGTGTTCTGCTACCTATACCCCATATGAGAAGGATTATCTAGATTGGTGGAACAATGGAGATGCTAGTGAATTTGGTGAAAAAATACAATTCACCACCGTTTCTGGGAGTGGAATAGTTAATACAGCAAGTAGATTAGTGCAAGGTTCTTCAGCACAAATTTATCAGTTGATAGTTGATCTTAACTCTCCATTAATTACCAATCAAGATTATGATCTAAACTTTACAATAAACAACAGCTCATCAAATGTAAATGTCTCTCTCTATCTATATGATGATTCAAATGCAGCTTATCTTATAAATATTAAATCTGGGAACTTAACTAATATTGGAGATGGTACTCATTCAGTTACATTTACTCCATCATTATTTGGCAAAAGTAAGATAAAAATATTAATTGAAGGAGTATCTGGCAATGTTGACCTGAAGGTAACAGATGTATCAATTACAAAATCATCCGGTCTAATGCATTGGCACGAATGGGATGGTGTTCTAGATAGAAAACAGGCAGCACTAAGTCTATTATTAGAAATGTGTGACTCATTTAGGACTTGGCCTGTATGGTATGGTGGAAAATTTGGATTCATCTATGATTCCGATGATACACCAATTCACACTCTCACTGTATCCAATATGAATGACTTTAACCAACAATTCATGTCGTTATCTGAAATCCCATATAGATTGATTGGCCAATTCTCTGATGCTGATAATAAATGGGAATTGAGATCATTGATGGCAAAGGCATCACCAAATTTGGGATTGAGTAAAATAAATGAGAAAACCATTGGTCTAAAGGGTATAACAAACAGAAAAAGAGCCAGCAGAGAACTAAAATGGAAATTAGACAATGTAATAAACAGAAATCTGACTGTTAATTTCAAAACTGGTCTAGATGCTATTCATGCCAATGCTGGTGATATAGTCTATGTTCAGGATGACCTGCCATCATGGGGGCAGGGTGGGAGAATAACTAACTACAACGCTACGGATAAGAAATTCACTTTAACGGAAGAAATAACAGTAGCATCAGTAAGTGCAGATAATATAATACGCTATCAGTTACCAGATAACTCATTCGCTACTGCTTCTGTAGATGCTTCTAATCTGAGCAATGGTGATTCAACAAGAATAATCTCTCTAAAAAACGTAACCGCAACTCCAGTAGATGATGCCTATTTTGCATTTGGAGAAATTGGTTCTGAAGCTAAAAAATTCAGGATAATAAGTACTTCAAGAAACTCAGAAGATAGTGTAGAAGTAACAGCATTGGAACACATCTCATCTCTTTACTCTTCTTCACATGCCAGTATTATTGTTGAAGATATCAAAATGAGTAAACCAGTCAACGAAATGCAGAAACCACATGCTCCAGTTGATGTATCAGTATTATCCATTGAGCCATCAGAAGGATTGGGATTCTGGTTAACAGCAAATCCAGACTCACAGGATACTATGGCTAATGAAGTAGTAGTCCAAATGAGAAGAGTTGGCTCAGATGATGATTTCAATACAATAGCCATAATTCCTAGAGGACAGAATAAAACGAAATATGTTGATAATAACCTGAAACCAAATTCAACTTATGAGTTCAAATTTTTCAGCAGAACAAAATATAAGACTGGAATACCAACAATATTAACTCATACTCTGGCTGCAACTGGGTATCAACCCGATCCGCCATCAGGATTGAGGATAAAAGGAGCAGACCCAAATACTTCAACATTCAGTGGAAAAGATGTGACTATCGAGTGGAATCCTGTGGGAATTGGTGGGCAAACGGATTTAGTAGATGGATATGTAGTTAAAGTTTATCATACAAGTTTCTCCGAAAGCAATAAGCTGAGAGAGAGTTTTGTTAAAAACGAATATTTCAAATATACATACGAAATGATGATTGAAGACAGTGGTGGAACAATATATGGAACCGAATCTGATAATCTCATTTTCACTGTTCAGACTAAAGCAACAAATGGTGTTTTATCTATAGCAAGTGATCCTTTATTTGTATATAACACTATTCCAGCAAATATTAGTTCACTGAGTTCTGAGTCTACTGTTGGAGGAGTTAAGTTCTATTGGAGAAAAAGCAATGAAGATGACCATAAGGCTTACCAATACAAATTGAAAGTAGGTTCTGGAAATTGGAGTGCTGTTAGTAATACTGAAGATAATAGTTTAATTAGGACATTAAATGCTACTGAAATTGATTCATATGGGAATAGAGCAGGTATTGCTTTTAAGGTTAAGGATTTGGATTGGTTTGGGCAAAGTTCTGACAATTGGGCAAGCACTTGTGCTAGTGCGAATACGATTAGTTGTGATATTTTTAGACTTTCAATTTCTCTTAGTGCAAGTATATCAGGGACATCTGCAAGTTTAATTGATGGTGAGACTAATTCTGGAGGAGTTTTAATTCCATAATGTCTAGGAAATTGACTTATGAATTTGTGAAATCACAATTTGAAAAAGAAGGTTATACTCTACTAACTAAAGAGTATAAAAATACTAAACAGAAGTTAGAATATATTTGTCCTAAAGGACACAAGCATTCAATAACTTGGGATGCTTGGCAACAAGGACATAGATGTTTATATTGTTCAGGTAAAGCCAAGAAAACAATTGAAGAAGTTAGAGAAGCATTTGAATCTGAAGGTTATACTTTACTAACCAAGGAGTATAAAAATAATCAACAAAAGCTCAAATACATTTGTCCAAATGGACACAAGCATTCAATAAAATGGCATAATTGGTATCATGGTTATAGATGTCCCTATTGCTCAGGAAATACTAAGAAAACAATTGAAGAAGTAAGAGAAGCATTTAAATCTGAAAATTATATTCTATTAACTAAGGAATATAAGAACGCTTTTCAAAAGCTTAAATTTATATGTCCAAATGGGCACAAGCACTCTATAACTTGGGCTAATTTTCAACGAGGTCAAAGATGTCCTTATTGTATAAATAAGAATATCAAGAAGACAATAGAAGAAATCAGAGAAGCATTTGAATCTGAAGGTTATACACTCTTAACTAAGGAATATAAGAATAATTCTCAGAAACTAAAATATATTTGTCCTCAAGGACACAGACATTCTATAAGTTGGCATGAATGGCAACAAGGTACAAGGTGCTCTTATTGTGCTCATATTAAGATTGCTAATAAGCGGAAATTAGATTATGAATTTGTTAAAAGTGAATTTGAAAAAGAAGGTTGCAAGTTATTAACTAAAGAATATAAAAATTGTTATCAAAAATTAGATTATATTTGTCCTAGAGGACATAGACATTCAATAAAATGGAATAGTTGGCAACAAGGCAGAAGATGCCCTTATTGTTATCATGAAAGTAGAATCAAATACTACACTAAAAAAGATTTAGAGAGATACAATAGTTATAGAGAAGCAGTAGACAATCTAACCAATAGAATATATAAAAAGTATAGAAATTATATCAATCCAAGTAAACATAGAAGAGGAAAACGTTCTTACCATCTAGATCATATTTATTCAGTGATAGATGGATTCGAGAATAATATTCCAATAGATATAATTTCAAACCCCAATAATCTGAGAATAATTCCTACAAAAGAGAATTTAAATAAGAATGGAACTTCTTATATCTCTAAAATGATGCTATATCATATATCTACCTCAGAGGTGATAATAAGTGGGCTGGCAGACGGTCGCATACGAATACGAAAATAGCTACCTCTTTCATAAGTTCCTATTGTGGGCTTCCACTAATGGAAATATATATTTTTCATTAAAAGAAAAATTGAATGATGGATGGAAATGGTTTGCTGGAGATGCCTCTCATAAATTAATTACCGACCAGAAACTTACAGAATATGGTAGTGAAAGTTCAGCTCAGACTAATTATTTGGCTATGACCAGTGGAAAATTCCTCGCAGTTCTTCCTCAAATCTATCAAGCAAAATTTATTCGCCTTCATGTCCAATCAGGAAATAATGTACAAATCCATGAGTTTAGGCCTAGTACATATTTTTCATGCCATGAATTAATTTCAGGTGAATTACATATTACAGATAAGCTTTCAGATGCTCCATTAATAAGAATAACTAAATCTGATATAGATAGAGTTAAATTGGGTAATTTTGAGAGCAGTTTTTATGGTATTGTAGGATATGATGCAAGCTCAAATAAAATTTTTGAGCTGAGTGATAATCAGCAGATAATAGCGGGTTGGGATTTTGATACAACTTCCCTAAGCGCAGGTAATATAACACTAGACAGTTCTACTCCCAGTATTAAGCTAGGTTCTGCTACTGATTACATGACAGGCACAGGAATATGGATGGGTAATGATAGCGGAACCTATAAATTACATATTGGCAATCCAAATGATAAATATTTAAAGTGGGATGGTACTGACCTAACTATAACAGGTCACTTTATTGGCACTTCAGAAATAGGAGCTACTTCTTCTAACTCCTTCACTATCAATGATGATGCTGATGATGTTACTGTTCAGTTGATTTTGGACAGAACTACAGGCGGGGCAGCTACCCTGAGCTGGGACGGTGCTGAGCTGACATCAGATGTCACTGTTGACGTTGATGGGAGCTTGCTGCAATTAGCCACCAAGGAATATGTTGATCTCGCTGTCACTAGCCTTGGGGCTTCCTACTACATGCTGGATACGGCTTCTGGCATTAGCGATTACAAGTTGTGCTCCCTGACACCATCGGGTGATGCTGAGACTTATCTGGAATCTGCCGATTTAAGCGATAACGATTATATTGGTGGTTGGATTTCCGCTTCAGGAGAAACACCAGATGTGCTTCTGACTGGTGACTTTAACTTCTACCTTACGGCGGAGAAAACCACAGGCACAAAAACCCTGAAACTGTACTGGAAGATGTACGAGAGGAAGTCGGATACATCAGAGACACTGATAGCGACATCTTCTGTCAGCAATGAAGTTGACAGTAAAGACACTTTTGTTATACCCTTGGTGCTCACCTCAGACTATGAGCCTGATAGTGGTTCCAGGATTGTAGGTAAACTGTATGCCTCTGTGACGGGTAGCGGTAATGCCCCCACTGTGCGCATTTACTATCGGGGCAGCACAGGCTCCAGGTGGGATATTCCTGCCAACAGTGAAGTATTCCGTAGTATTTTTGTGCCTTATGATGGGGCAGTGCAAGATGTTGATTTGGGTAGTTACACATTGACCGCACCAACTGTCAAACTCTCCAATCTCACTGACGGCTACATCCCTTATCACGTATCTGATGCCTCTGGGCTGGCTAATAGTCCTATTTATACTAATGGGACAGATATCAGAATTGGGACTGCCGGAAGTCTAACAAGAGCATTAGAGATAATTAGAGACGATCATATTGCAATTCAACTAAAGACAACAGCAAACTCCAAACATACTGAGGTGATCTTCATTTCTAAGGCTGCTGACGGTTCGGATCATTGGTGGACTATTGGTAGTCCATATGGAACTCCTGAGAGATTTGTAATAAGCCCAAGTGGTATGGAGGTTGGAGATGAGTTTGTAATTTTGGAAAGTGGCAACGTAGGCTTCCGAACCACCACTCCCAAGGCCAATGTAGAAATTGAAGACGGCGGAACTAGCAATAGTGTATTGTTGAAGATTACTCAGGATGATGTAAATGTCTGGGGTTTGATGATTGGGAATGACACCTATTCCACTGATGATACAAAAGGCCTTGGATTTTTAGTTGCGGATACTGGAAACACGCACATTCAAAGTACCGCAAGTGGGGATCTCTCAATTATTGCAAAAGGCACCGTAGATACTTCAAGTGTGCGAATTCAAGCAGAAAACAAAATCTACTTCCAAGACTACAACTCCGGCTCCACAAGTACCAAGATCACTATGGATATGCAGAATGGTAGATTGGGAATTGGAGGAACAGCGCCCTACCCTTTCTATGTAAAAAGTAGTGTTGACTATGTGGCAGCCTTTGAGTCAAATGATGCCTTTGCAGGTATTCTTCTTACTGATCCTAATCATACTTTTGGAGTCGCTACCCTTTCTGATTTCTTTATTATACGTGATTATAACACTGGTAATGATATACTTCGGATTAGAGCTGGTGCAGAAGCTAATACTCTCAAGATTGCGTCTAGTAGCTGTGTCCTCATTGGCACTGACACAGACAACGCAGGCAAATTACAAGTCCTCTCCACCTCAGAACAATTGAGATTGGAGTATGACAATACCCACTATGCTAGTTTCACGGTAAACTCAAATGGCACTCTGACCTTGGCTCCTACTGGAGATTTTATCCTCAACCCCACTGGCAATGACGTTTACCCAAACACCAACTACGATATAAACCTTGGCCTGCTGACTAAGAAGTTTCTTACCCTGCACGCAGCAGAATTGTGGGTTGAGACTCTGGTTGCTCAAAACACAATGGCTACTATTGGCGGTAGGATACTTGTGGCCCCCACCACAGAGCTAACAAGCGACCTGTCTGACACAGCTACTACAATCTACGTAAAACACAACAATCTAGCCAGCGGAGACAGAGTTTACCTAGAGTCCAATGGCAAAGTGGAGTTTATGAGTATTGACTCGGCCCCTAGCGGCTCCGGCCCCTATTCTTACACAGTCACCAGAAACTTAGACGGCTCAGGAGCCAACCAGTGGTATGCGGGGGATGCAGTGCTGAACACTGGCACTACAGGAGACGGTTTTATAGACATCTACTCAGTCAGGGGAGTAAAATCTTCCTCTCAATATGGCCCAACCATAGTAGGCAATGTCAGAAACAGCAGCACTTACAACGATTGGACAGAAGTGTGGGCAGTTGGCAACCTGAACGGCTTGTACGGGTATAGTAGTAATACCTACGGGGCCGCTTTTGGGAAATACTCCGCTGCTGATTACATTACGATTGACCCAAGCAATGGCATCAGATTTTTCGATAGCGGAGATGTGGTGCAGGCGCAATTGAGCAGCAGCGTGTGGACGCTGGGCGAGGTGGCCGCTGCTAAGAGCAACATCCAGATCACCGCCGGAACAATCAAGTTACGCACCAACACCACAAGCCACTTGGAGCTGTCCACAGCGGGGGCCTTTTGGGCAGGGGACACTTCTTCCACAGAGCGCATAGAGTGGAACAGCTCAGACGGACTGTTCATTACCGACTCCAGCAATAACAAAGTGTTCCAGGCCGACCCCTCTGGCAATGTGAATATTGCCGGCACAGTGGACATAGGGGTAGGGGCGTTTGCTGATTTGCCCAGTGATGAAAATCTGGTTGGATATTGGAGTTTTGATGATGGCACGGGTACAGTGGCGGTTGACGGCTCAGGAAACGGGAATGATGGAACTCTCTACAACATGGAAGAGGCTGACTGGGTTGATGGTGCTGTTGGAAAAGCTTTAAGTTTTGATGGCGTGGATGAATTTGTCGAGATTGATGATCCAGTATTGGGCGAAGCAGCCATTACAATTTCAGCCTGGGTAAAGAAAACAGCTTATACACGGTATCAAGGAATCGTGGCCGATTATTATGGAGGATATAAGAACTTTATCTTAGGATATGAAACTCCAGAAAATTCAGTAGCATTCTATGTTGGTGATGGAACATCTAGGGATTCCATATTTATAACAGGTTTCACACAAGATGAATGGCATCATATCGTAGGTGTGTTTGATGGTAGTGCAGGCACTTTAGCAATATATCTTGATGGAAATAAACAGGAGAAGAACACCTCAATCACAAATGTTGGTTCTTCACAATCACCTTATTGCTCTATAGGTAGATATAGTTCTTATTACTTTAACGGCCTCATAGACGAAGTCCGCATCTACAACAGAGCACTCACACCCTCAGAGATCAAAGCCCTCTATCTCTACCCCGCAGGCAACAGAGGCACACGCATAAGCGGAAACCGCATACGCACCGGCATTATCCAATCGGACAACTATGCTGCCAGCGCAGGCTCAATGCTCAACCTGAATGACGGCACATTTAAGCTAGGCGGTTCCAGTACTCCTGAGTTTGAATTTGACGGTAGCAATTTGTATGTCGGTTTGCAGGCTGGAGAGCATGTAAAGGTAAGCTCCACAGCAGTCCAAATCAAAAATGGAGCCACTGTCTACACTGACCTGACAAACGGAGTGCTCACGCTGGGGGACTCTAGCAGCGGTGAATATATCTTGCTTAATGGAACCGATGGCATTCAGATGTATTCAGGTGCTATGCAACGGATGAGATTAAACATAGATGGCAGTGGGTGGTTTGTTGGTGCAAATGTTTTTTCTTGGGATACAAGCGGAAATCTCAGCGTATCTGGCAATATCACTTCAGCCTCCATTACCAGCAGCACCATAGACGGAAGCATCATTACAGGAGGTACTTTTAGAACTTCGAGCACAGGAAAGAAAATTATTATTACTTCTGATGGTCTTGTTTTTGATACAGGAGCTACAACTGGGAAATATGGTACTTTCAAGTACGGTGACGGCACTAAGTATGGCTCTGGGGCATTGGCCTATATTCATCACTCAGCCTACGATGTTCCCTTTTATATTGCTTCAGAACAAAGTGTAGCAGATTTTCATTTCTACAACAGAGCATCCTGGCCTTCCGGTGCTGCTGAAATAGGGGACGTTGCTGTTAAGAGTGGGGTTCTTGGGGTTTGTACTTCCGCTGGTACTCCTGGAACTTGGAAAGGGTTTGCTTATGATGACCATAACCACGATTCAGATTATGCTTCTCTTAACCATGAGCATACTAATATTTCAGATGCAGATGGTGATACTAAAATCCAAACGGAGGAATCTGCAGATGAAGATCACATCCGCATGGATGTAGCAGGAACCGAAGCCTTCGACTTAAGCAACAATGGAGTTTTAACTCTTGCTAAACAGGCTAGGGCTAGGGCGTATCAAAGCGGAACTGGACAAACTATAACCTCTGGTACTGACACAAAAGTCACTCTTAATTCTGAGACTTATGATGAGCAGAATGAGTTTGATTCTAGTACCAATTACCGCTTTACTGCAACGGAAGCCGGTTATTATTTACTAATTGGTAGTGTGCTTTTAGCATCACCAGCAGACAATCAGCGTCTCACAATTATGTTTTACAAAAATGGAACACAGATTACAAATAACCAAACAACAGTAGCAGGCACTCCTGCATTTTCTGGTTGTAATGGGGCAGAGATTGTATATCTTGCTGCTAGTGATTATGTTGAGATGTGGATTTATCAAAACGCAGGTGTTAATAAACAGTTACATCCAAGCTCAAGTGGTACTTATTTTGCAGTACATAAGCTCTCATAGAGGAGGTAATAGGTAATGGTAAAAGAGAATCTTTCATTAGAAACGATTCAAAAGATTGAGGATGTAATTTTGGCAATTGGAAAAGATGCCGGAGTCAAAGCCTTTGATCATGTTGCTCTTGACCGTGTGGAATGGGTTGCAAATGCTATTTACCAGCGTATTCGGCGTGCAAAGGATGAAGTAGTAGAAAAGATTTTTGACCCAAGCGATAAAGATTGTACTATAGATGAAGTCAGTAAGGAAGAGATATTAAGTAACCTAGTTTCTAGAGAAGACGATCCACTAGAAAAGAAAAAGTTTTGGTCTGAGGAGACGAAAGATGAAATTATCGCTAGAGCCAAAGTAAAATCTGCCAAGGAAAAAGAGGTAGAAAACAAGAGGTAGGAGGAGGTTATAATGGCAATCAATTATCCAACATCATTAGACACATTTACTGATAAAACAGATAATGTAGATAATGTCCAAGCTGTTGATATGAATGATGTCCAAGACGCAGTAGAAGCTTTAGAAGCCAAAGTTGGTATAGATAGTTCTGCCGACACATCCAGTTTAGACTACAAAGTGAACAACTTTTTTGCTACAGGTAGAACTCTGTTATTGTATGAGGATAGTGCTCCAACAGGTTGGACAATACAGAACACGCTGGATGACAAGTTGGTATTTGTAACTAAAGGTAGTGCTGCTGGTGGGCAAACTGGTGGTACAGTTCATAGTAGTGGAACGTGGACACAGCCCAATCATAGCCATTCCCATAGCCATAAATGGTATGATTATGTAAGTGGTGCTAACCATAAAGATGGTGCTGGTAATAATATTTCAGTGAATACTGAAAACAGCGGTTCAACTGGAATTACAGGAGCAGGCGGTGCTGCTACTTATGTAAATTTAGACTTATATACTGATACAGACACTACAGGAAGTGCGACCGCCAACACATGGCGTCCGGCAGCGTACTGCTGCATAATGGTAAAGAAGGATTAGTGAAATGGAAAATACATGCAACAAAGATTGTCATCTCTGGAAGAAGTACAAAGAAAAATGCCCTAATTATATCAAATCGGGGTGGAAGCCGGAGAATAGCACTGAAATAAAGTACATAGAAGATTGTGCTCCAAAACGAACCATGTTAATGATTCAGGAGTTGTACAACCGCTTAATTGGGGTGGAAAAAGCTCAGGAAGAAATGAGAAACGAGGCTGCCTGGGTTCAGGTGGTAGCTGAAGTAATGGGTAGGAATTCTGGCATTGACTTGCAAGCTTTTGTGGAAGAGAGGCAAAGACGACTGAGGCTTTCCAATATGAAAGAGAAGCTATTGATAGGAGACAAACAAAATGAATCCTAAAACAAAAGCTTGGATATGGGGAATAGTAGGAGCTGCTATAGCAGTGACTATTATGATATTGTCTATTCTGCCAAGTCTTTTCTGGTGTTAACAATTAAGGAGGAGAAAATGAAAATTAAAAATATGATTCTGGATTTAATGGTAACAACTGATACACTACAGAGATTCTATGATACAAAACTTCCAATCAGGTATGCCTTTAAACTTAAAAGGCAGAGAACGAAACTTCAGGAAGTATTAAAAGATTTCTCAGAATCAAAAAAAGAATTGATAGAAAGATTCTGTGATAAAGATGAAGATGGTAATCCAATATCAAGTGGAGTTGGGTCTTATCAATTCAACCAACACCCAGAGAATCTTCAGTTATTCAACGATGAGTTTGTAAAATTTCTTGGAGAAGAAACAGAAGTTGATTTTGAGAAAGTGGAAATTCCAGAAAATATGCTTGGGGATTCCTGGAGTGCAAATGATATTGAAATAATAGAAAATCTAATAAAATTAGGTGATTAAACATGAGCGTCTATGCGAGCGGATCGTGTAATCTTAGAGCCGGAAGTTCAAAAATAATAGGGAACAATACTGATTTTCTAACCAGAGTATCAGTGGGGAATCTATTTAAAGTAACATCTGAAAATGTATTCTACACTGTGGCAGCCATAAATACAGCTACAAGAATGCAGTTGAGTTCTAGATATCAAAATACTTCCTATGAGACTGCCAAAACGGAAAATGTTGCAACTGCCAATTCAGCCACCAAGATATACTCTGGAACTGTAAGTAATACTCCAGTTATTCAGGACAGATTTGTATTAAATGCCAGTGTTGAGAAGTTTACCGATGATGGTGGTGGTACTCTTAGTGGAGACCAAGGTGGTTCTGGAACTATTGGATATGATGATGGAAGTTGGTCAATTACTTTAGGTACTAATCTCACTGCTACTGTTACTGTTGAAGCTAGTTATTATTACGGTGAAAGTTTAAATGGTGTAAGTTATCAAGTTATCAAAGATTATACTCCAAATTACAGTTGGCCAGAACAAAATGCAGGAGACCTAAATCCAGAAGCTATTTTTACAAAGGCTCTTAGAAGTATTGATTCTGATTTATATGATTCAACTAAAAAGATCACTACCGTAGCTACAAGCTATACTGCTACCAGCACGGATTTCACCGTTGTGGCCAGTTTAATTTCCTCAAATATAAGAATAGTCTTACCTACAACTGGATTAAACAATAGAGGTAAAACATTGCGTATTATAAACAATTCTGCTAGTTATAATGTAACAGCTACATGCAACGCTTCATCAGATTCTATAGAAGGAAATGTTTCTAGTACACTTACATCCACTTATAGCTCAATGCAACTTCAATGTGTAGCTACAGGATTGTGGGTATTTTTGTAATATAAATTAATGGTCGGAGGGTGAGGATTTGAACTTGTAATTCATCTTGTGTTAGAAAGAATATCTCTAAAGTCATCAGATGACTATATAGATACTCCTAATTTAAGTACTCGATCTCTCCTTTTCTGTCCAACATTTTTAGATGGTATATATAAAATCTTAATTCTTGAGTCTTTATTTCCTAGTTTTTCAAATCTTCGTATTGCATCACTTGTTCCCTTGCCATAATCAAATGTGAAATCTATTATATATTTATCATTACAAAAATCAAAAGCAGTATTGTTTATTATCTCCTTCTTCAAAGAACCATATATTTTAGATAATTTATTACCAACTTCCTCTTCATAAGATTGGAACGATAATCTTGAAATATTAATTGCTTCTGGTGTTAAACGTGGAGTAAAACAATCACTACAAAGTTCCTTACCTGATATTCCCTTCTTTCCACAAAGTGAACATACTCTCTCTTCTCGTGCAATACCTTCTCCACCTAGAGAACTACTAATCTTTCTTTTAGTTTCAATAGTATGTTTCCTTCTTTTGTTATTATAAGTCGCTGCACAGGATTTTGAACAAAATTTATTTCCCTTTTTTATACCATTCTTGTTGCAATTAAGACACCTCATTCTCATTTCCCCTGACTGAGCTACACTCCGACTAAATTCTCATATTTCTTAATCAATAAATTTAAATCATCATTCATTTTACTTAATTTATCTAAACTACTAGATTTCAAATCAATATTATTTCCTCTCAGAGTATTGCATAGAATCTGTAATCTATCCTGAATCTTGAATATCTCATCAAATATACTCGGAGTATCAAATTCTATTCTTCTATAGTAGAATGTAAAATCCTCCGAGAAAATCTCAAATAGATATTTCTCCTTCATAGAGCTATCTCTGACAACTCCAACATAATTAATATCATCATACGGTATTTCCTTATCAGCGGGAAAGAGCTGAAAATTCCTGATAGTATTTTCCATATAGGAACTGTCAAAAAGTATTACCATATCAATTTTGGCAGTTTCATTGTTATAATAGATATCTAGAATACTACAATTTGATGGTAAGTATACACTTGTACCGCTTACCAATAGTGCAGGGTCTAATTGGATTTTTGATATCTGTAACATCGTAATCTCCTTTAACTGTGATCAGTATATATTCCATGTTTATCTGGCTTTAAAATAGTTGGTTCATCTAAATAAATACTACTCTCCCTATTAATCATTCCTTTACCTGGATGAAAATAAAATATCTTTTGACTTGGTAAATTTGTGAGTCCCATTTTATTTATACTTAAATCATCTCCACCAACCAACGACCCATTTATAATTACTTGGTTTGATAAAGTAGAAGGATTATGGAAATGGGCCATCAATTCAAAATCAATTATCATATTATACAAACTATGTAATCTTCTAAAATGTCTCTCAATTCCATAGAATGGAACTCCAGACCATCCCTTTACTGAATCTCCATGATTTAATAGGAAATTTTTCCTAGCATGTTTAACTATCATGGTTGGTGATTCTGATATATACATTTTAACATTTTGCTGTTTTTGAAGAGCCATCTTTAGTATCTTATAAAAGAAGTAATCCCAATTAGTTTTTGGATGATGTTGTCCTTTTTTACCAACTCTTCCATGATTACCAACTACTGCAAATATTTCAATTTCTGGAAAATGTTCTGCTAAAAATAGAATTATATTTGCTTCAGTTTCTAATGAAAAAAATATTTGATCCATTGCAAACGCATCTAATTGAAATTGTTGTCCAGGAAAAATGTTGCCTTCACCAGTCAATTGATCTCCCAATAGATTTAATACCAACTTATTAAGAGCATGAGAATTTTTATCTTGCTCTCTAAATTTAACTATCAGCTCTGCCCATCTTTTAACTCTTTTTTCATAAGTTTCCATATTATAGATATTTATTCCACCAATCCAACTCTTATCAACCTTCTCTCCAACATGAGCATCACTTCTAAGTGCAAAAAAATCTTGATCGTTTTTAGCCTTTTCTCTAACAGGAATTCTAGCTGGTGAAAAGGATATTTTTGTCATTGAAGACATACAATTTTCAATGAAAACTTGATTTAAATGACGTTGTTTATCTAATTGTTTTAGTAATCTCTCGTTCTGTTTAACTAAATACGATTTTTGATGGCTTTTTTCTCCACCCATAGCCAGAATTTTAAGTTCATTCCAACTTTTTCCATATTTGCTTTCCAAAGTTCTTCTTCCTGGTTTATTTGGAATTTTGAGTGAGTCATACTTTGCTGCTGATAATCCCTCACCATGACTTAATAAAATATTTTTAAATCTCTCTAATTCATCCATATTTAACTCCTTCGATTAATGTTTTTAATAACTTCATCAAATGAAACAGGATAATAATCCCAACAGTCAACGCCAACGTCCAACTGATTTGGCAATGGAGTCAATCTTCCATGAACATGAGCATGAAGCTGAATACTTCCATGAAAAGATCTTGGCCACGATCTCATAGGATAATGACATACTACAACGTAGCAATCATCAATCTTCTTTTGCCATAAATATTTTCCAGTTGACATCCAGTGATCATGGCATCCTCTTATAAAAATATGATTTCCATTTAACTGTTTAATAATTTCAGCAGTTTGTTGCTTAGTACCAAATGAGAAATCACCAGCATGAACTGTAATATCTTCCTTAAAAACTTTGCTATTAAATCGCTTTATCAATTCAAAATGCATTTCTTCAATTGAACTAAATGGTCTATTACAATATTTAATTATATTTTCATGGAAAAAGTGTTGATCCCCAGAAAAGAACCACATTTATTCATCATCTCCGATTTGTATTTTCTCTACCACATCTGGTGGAAAACTAATAGCAAGTAAAAAACGTTTAAAGATATCTACCAACTCATATACATCAATATCTTCATATATTTGCATTTCAATTTTTTCTACCAAATCAGATTCTCTATATATCTGGTCTTTTCCTTCTTTCTCATTCGGCTCTCTTATAAAATAAATCATACTATTCTCCTCTTCATAAATATTTCATTAAGATATTGGCTATTTGACTACCTACATTATAAATTTTCTTCAATTCTTTCTTATCCATACCTTTCATCTCATCACCAAAATCTTTCAAAAAATCTCCCTTTGCATCTTCTAATATCAATTTTATATATTTTCCTATCTCTTTTGGCTCTTGAATTATACCTTCTTTTGAGAATATATTCTGAACTCTCTGCTCGGTAATATAACTCCTGAATTCAGTATTTAACCTGACTATATTTGAATCTTCAGCTTGTTTTGGTTTTTTGGGTTCTCTAGACTTTTCCTTGAACTTTTCATTCTTCTTTTTTAAATAAAATATTTGCCCAACCTTATTATAGAATACTTTATCAAATGGTTTGATAACTATCCCCTCACAAATGTTATCTGGATATTCCAATGGATTCACAATCTCAGATGGTCTTTCTGTATTGAAGTTTAATGCTTCTCCAAGAGAATTAACAACTGCAAATAATGGAACTACTTGATTGAAATGTTTTCTACCAAACTCAAAAAACGCATCCTGAGTTAGAAATTCATCATTTACAGCCATATCAAAGAAACTTATATTTCTCTCTTCACCATAGTAGACTCCTTTCTGAATCTTAGGGCCATATAATTCACCAAAAAGTCTAATTATTCTTTTATTTGGATAAGAGTTAATGAAATGTTGTAAAAACGAGATCGTATCTCCAATTTTATCCAATACTTCCCATACTCCAAAGAACTCTTCACCATCCGAAAGAATCCTATTTCTGGAACACACCTTTAATTTTTTATCTGGCTCAAAGACTAATTGAATATTAGACCCATGAATTTTTTCAGTTCAGGATATTTTTTTAACATTTAATCCCACCACTCTTCAACATTCTTCTTCAACAAATCAAATAAATTATTTATATCATCATTTCTCAGTTTATACTCTTCTTTAAGAATATTGAAAAATTCATACCGTTCTTCTTCTCTATCTTTTTCAGTTAGAACATTCTTTCTGTCTATTTCAAGATTACCGTCATCTAGATTAAGCCTGATCTCTCCCCACTTCTCATCATGTTTTTTATAAGATTCACTGGCGTAGTCATCTTCAATTAATCTGTCTAATATATCAATACATTTACTAATATTATTCTTTATATTTTCAGAATCAGCAGCCAAACTATCAGTTTCAAAATACTTTTTCATCTTATATAATTTGAATCTTAAAATTTTATAGAAGAAAAAATGATCCCAATCTCTATCTTTCCAAATAATAGGAATCCAAGATATAATATTTTTAATTCCCTGAACAATCTTCATTTACACCACATTCCTTTACTTGGTCCCATAATAAACTCATAGGAAGCCCTATCTCATCAGCAGTTAATTTTATTTTAGTCTTCACATCTATCCATTCCCGTTCTCTATTTAAATCCCAATCTCCTTTTTCTAAAAAAGCACAATAGCCATTGTATTGTTCTGGAAAATCTGAATTTATACTCCAGTAAGGACATATACCATTTTTATCATAACAATAAGAACCATATGGTATTTTTGATCTATCTTTAATTTCTTCCATCTTCAATATAACCTTTGCCTTTACATTTGGGACAAGTTATCTTAATCCTTCTTGTAACATCTGGATCTACCCAATCATAAAATATCTTACCTTCTGGATCATCAATTAGTTTTTTTCCCCCGCACACCGGACATACTATCTTTTTCATCTGATTCCTCTTCTGGAATTGTAATTATTAGTTGATTAGTATAAAGATTTATTCTAGGTCCTATTGTATCAGTTGATATTTTGGAGACCACAGATTGTGGTGCATACTTATTAACTAAATATTCAATACCAGCTTGATACTCAACGGATAATTCTACATATTTATTGAACCACTTTTCCCTTTCTTCCATAGAAATGTAGGGATTTAATAATACCTTATCCAAAGCACGCAACTCAAAATCTATCATAACAATTTTACCAGTTTCTTCTGGATCAATTTGATATTTTAATGTTTCAATTTTCATTTTTTCTCATAAAATGGACAATTATTATCCTTATTTTGAGATTCAGGAGTCCACTTTCTAACTCCATGTTTACTCCAATAGGTCTCTTTCCAATTATCTGGATGCTTGCATTCCTCCCAAAATGTTAAAAAATCTTTATAAAAATACTTACACTCTGAACAATATACTTTATTCATCATCCTCTCCTACATATCCTGTGCCAAAACAATTCTGGCACGGTTCAGTATCATCTTCAAAAATGTCGGATAATCCCAATTTTTCAAAAAGTTTCCTTTTTTCTTCTGAAATTGGTACAACCATAGCTCCATTACACACTGGACAGACTCTCTTCGTCCCCATATACCCTCACTTTCAAATTTGATTTTTCTAATAACCATCTGCTTAATTCATCATAAAATTTATATTCAATAACAGTCACAGTTTTAATTCCAGCATTTATTATAGCAGCCATGCAATCTTTACATGGTATTGGACAACTTAAATACATATCACATCCTTTAGTAATAACTCCTTCTCTCGCTGCATTTATCAAGCAGTTAACTTCTGCATGAACAGCGGGGCACAAATGTAAACCTTCTCCCGACTTATATCCTAGTACTTGACGTGGACATTTACCACTATAAAATTCTCTTCTTCTTTTTGATACAAAATCATGTACATATGGATAATCATATAATCTAGTATCACAATGTGGTATTCCTCTTGGTGGCCCATTATATCCAGTAGCTAAAATACTTTTATCTCTCACTAAAATAGCACCTATTTTTCTAGAAAAACAAGAGGAATTTTCTGCTACAGTTTTAACCACGCTTAAATAGTATTCATCCCATTTATTCATTTCGTAAGTTCTCCAATAATCTTCTTGGTCAAGACTAATGCTCCATCATCTCTTTTGTGTAATACTCTATTGCCCTTTTTTAACTCAGCTTTATCAATGTCATAATAATCAAATCTATATCTACATTTGCCATTAACATATCCTTCGTTTACTGCATAGATATGACCAATGAGACATCCATTTATTTTTATTTCCACAGTCATCATAATTCTAATTCCTGGAGCGGGAGACAGAGATCGAATCTGTATCTTTCAGTCTGGTGAACTGAGGCTCTACCATTTGAGCTACTCCCGCTTCGTAATATTCTTTTACCTATTACAAAATCTGGTGGTGGAATTATCCTTCTGACTTTCTTATAAGGATCTTCAACCATTAGATTTACCTCCTAAAATTTTAATCTATTACCATCTTTATCTTCTATGGCGTAGTCATATTCATTAGTAACAAACTTCTTTAGTGTATCACTCAGATTATCAGCACTATAAAATCCTTTTTTTGAATACCTTCTATCTATTTCTTTTTTTATTTCGTCAGACATCTCTTTTATACTTTTATTATGAAAATCAAGTTCCAGTTCCTGCATTATCTGTACTAATTCTGCCCTACTTGCCATTTGATACTCCTATATTGTTATTACATATGCTCCGTATAATGCTATAAAATAGTCTATTTTTGGATGCTCAATTCGTTTTCTTAAGATTAAACCTTTAATTATTCTAATATCCTCTTCAGAATGAGCGTGGTAAGAGTAAACCTGTGAATCACTCATATAAGTTACTGTAAAAAATTCTCTCTTGCCAATTTTTACTGGCCAAATTGTAACTCTCCTTCCTTCTCTTAAAATATTGCGTAAAGATTTACTTTTTTTCATCAAACACTGCAAATCTTCCAATTGCTTCATACACCTTCTTTACATATGATTTTGAACCACCAACATATTTTAATAAAGCATTTTCCATATTATTGGTTCTACTATAATATAATTTAATTATTTTTGTGCCGTTGTCAATACCAATATCTACTTCGTGCAAGTCAAATCTACTTTTTATTCCCAGTTTTCTATTCCATATTGACCATCTAACTTGCATCAAGCCCCTTGCACCCTTTGAACTAACAGCCATAGGATTAAAACTTGATTCTACTTCTATCACTCCCAAGATAATCATATAGGGAATATCATATTTTTTGGATTTCTTGATTATTTCAATAGAAATTTCTCTAGTCAAGACAGACGGAACTCTTCGATAATTTGCTTCTATATACTGTTCAATTTTACGAGATTGATCAGCATAAACTGGGACAGTAAAAGATAACAATGTAACTATTAAGATTACTCTTGAGAGCATATTGTCCAACCAAACCATTTCTTAGTTTTGTTCTCTAGTTGCTTCCTAAGTAAAAATCCTTTTATGATTTCTCTACCACCTTCACCAAAATCATCTATAAAGTAGAACTCTCCATCACGTATCATTATATAGTCTATATCCAAATTGACCCATATGGAAGGAGAACCTTCTAATGAAGTCTTTAGCATTTCCATGTTATATTTCACAAGTACCTCTTGTACACGACACATCATCTTCGGAAAGAGATGATGTTGATTTACTTAATAATTTTTTAGCTTCTGAAAGTGAAAGTTTCTGTAATACCTGCCCCTCTCTTGAGCCATCAACATATACTGTTACACCCTTTAAGTCATAAGCGTACTCTAAGAGCCAATCAGATAATTGAATTTTAGTTGTTCCTTTTGGAAAGTTAATTGTTTTTGACACTCCTCCATCCGTAAACCTTTGAAATGCCGTCTGAATTTCAAGATGATCCTTAGGACTTAAATCTGAAGTATCTACTAACCAATCCGGTAATTTTTTATTCTGTTCAATACACTCTCTAACTAATGGATGAATATAGATTCTCTCACTAACCCTATCTTTTCTAATATAAGCCTTAGAAAATAATGGTTCAATAGAGGGGCATACCTCAGGAGTTACCAATAAACTTATTGTACCAGTTGGAGCAATTGCTTGAGCCGTTACGTTCCTAGTTCCATATCTTTTAATATCCCGTCTTAGAGTTGCTGGTAACTTTCTAACAAAAGATGCTTTTCCATAAGCATGAGAATCAAATGCTGGAAATGGCCCTTTTTCTCTTGATAACTTTATACTAGATTCATATACTTTATCCCTTATAAATCTAGCTAATCTTTCTGCTTCTGCTATTGATTTTTCCGATCCATATTTTATCCCCTTCTTAAAAAGGAAATCTGCAAAGCCAATCACACCTATGCCGATTTTACGACCTTTTTTGGAATTTAATTCTATTTTTTGAACTGAGAAATTATTGACATCAATTACATTATCCAGAAACCTAACAATAATTTCTATACTATTTTCCAGTTTTTTCCAGTTTGTTTGAGTACCAGACAAGAAGTTTGGTAAAACTAAACTTCCTAAAATACATGATTCCCAAGGAGCTAAAATTGCTTCTCCACAAGGATTACTTGATATTGGTGGTGCAAAATAATAACCATTATTCTTGGTTAGGTTAGTAAAATTGAGCAGACCTGGCTCACCACATTTTATCATATTAGATAATATTAGATTCCACAATTTTCTAGCAGGTTTTGAATGAGTCTCTTGTGCTAAAAATTTAAAAGTCCACAATTCATCTTCTTCTACAGCTTCCAAAAATTCATTTGTAATAGCTACAGATATATTATAGTGACTAATTATCTTATCAACCAGTTTAGCGTTAATAAAATTTTCCACTTCTGGATGTTCTACTGAAACGCATACAAGTCCTGCTGCCCTGCGTGAACCCCCACTTTGAATTGTAGAGGCAACTGAATCTGAAGCCTTTAAGAAGCTGACTAATCCAGTTGACTCACCCCCTTTTCCACGAATAGGGAATCCTTTTGGCCTAAGTGGTGAGAAATTGCACCCTACTCCCCCTCCCCCACTCCAACAAATAAGAGAATTCTTAATATAATCACCTATTTCCTCAATTGAGTCTCCAATAGGGATGACAAAACAATTTGCCAGTTCTCCTTTTAATCTTCCAGCATTTCTAAGTATCCTTCCACCAGGGATAAAATTCATATCAAATATCTCTTGAGAAAAAATATTTGCCCACTTATCTTTATCATTCTCATTTACTGCAATAGCATTTCCCACTCTATTACATAATTTCTCCCAATTTTCTCCTTCCATAAAATATCTAGCTTCAGCTATTTTTTGAGCATTTTCACTTAATTCTGTCACTGTGATTCTCCTTTCATAGTCTATTCTCTAGTTTATCTCTTAATCGTTTAGCTTGCTCAAGCCTTTTTCTCTTTTTTCTATTGAAATATCTCAATACTAATAGAGTTATATAGATAATAATGGCTACACTCGTAGCTAACCATAAAAATGCCAAACCTATCCATATAACAAGACTTAGCCATAAATACATCCATATTTCTGAATCAAAGTCAACCCACCGACCACCTGGTATTTTCTTAATCACAAATAAAACTGGTGAATCTAAAGATTCTTTCTCGACTACAAATTTATACATATGATATATAGCCTGAGTGATCATCAGAATTATAATATAACCCCAACCTATCATTAAGAACCAACTAGCAATCTCTAAATATAATTTACCAGTCATAATGTTTATTCTCCAATTTAGCTCTTAAGTTTTGTACCATAAGAGATCTTGCTTCTTCTTCCGAAACTACATATATTTCAAATGAAGAGAATGCAGATCCACATGTTATTTTGTGACCATTGAGTGCAAATACTCTTAATAGACCACTCTTTGGTAAACAATCTATAGACCATCCAGATGGGGGGATTGCCTCTGGTACTGTACCATATTTTTTTAACCAGTTGAACCCATTTCCCCCAATACCATCTAAATGTAGTACATCGGACATTCCAGATAGTAAACATTTTGGTTCATTTCCAACAACTGCAACAAAATCCATACAACGAAAACCAGAATCATGTTTACGTCTAGTTGGAAGTATTACTATAGAATCACAGATTATCATATCATTTCGTTTTCTATAAGGTAAAGACTCAAAATCCTTGCGTGTCATATCTACTATATCCATTACTTCTCCCTTAGTTGTTTAATTATCTTTATCTACTCTCCATAGTCTATTGAAGTGTCTAATAGATTGGCTATAGTCTACTTAGTCTCAATTTCTATTTTCCCCTCTTTTATATCTTCAATTGCATGTTTATAAAAGTGAATACCAATTTGTTTATACCACTCTCCCCAAAATTTCTTAGCCAACCAAAATTTTCTGGAACTAGTATTAATGAAAATAGGGAGAATTATATCATGGTATTCCCAATGCTGATCTACTAACTGTTTAGCTCTGTCTTTCCAATTAATCTTCATAGATACAAAACTCACCTATTAATTCATAAAGACATTTTTGACATAAATCACATGAAACTCTACTACCATCTCCAAAAACAGAACCATACCCCCCAATAAAATCAATTGAATATAATTCTTGCCACTCAACAAAGTCATCTTCTGTGATCTTCTTTCCACATCTATCACATGTAATTGAGTCTAGTTCCTTAGCTTCAACTTGTGTTATTTTATAGTTTCTCATAGTTTAAAAACCTTTCATTAAGAATAAATTCACTTATTTCCTTCCAATTGTACATTCTAATTCCTCTACAATTCTTATTCCAGGGTCTATCGAATATTATCACATCAGCACTGGTATTATCTGATATATCCTTTATTATATCAGGACGATCCTCAACCATAATATTGATACCAAGATCATTAATAATTGAAGATTTATCTGGAATTGAAACAATCTTATCTGGTGTCAGTATTAGTTTAAAATTTTTAAGTTTAGCATTCTTCAATGTAGAAAGTGTGTGATTATATAAATAATTTTTACGGTGAGAAATTATATATAACTCATTCTCCAACCCTATCTGATTTAAAACATCAACTGCATCAGGAAAAAATTTGAGATTATCACTTTCCAAAACTCTATTTATATATTTTCTCACAATATCAGGATCAATTCCATAATCTTCTATCTTATAAGAACTCCTATCTCCAAAGTCAACATTCATCTCTTCAGATATCAAATCAAATATAATATTTCCAGTATCAATAATACAATCATCTAAATCAGTAGCAAATTTCATCTCTCAAAATTCCCCATAATTGCAAGACCTATAACAAAGAATAAAATACCACAAGGAATCCCAATCATAAAACCAACCATAAAAGTCATTTTTCTCCCCTAGAGAGTTTTTTACATTTATTACTTTGTTTTCTTATCTCGTCTTTTCTTCCAACCTTCCAATTCAATAATAAGATCTAATTCATGTCTAATCTTTTCTAAATCTTCCAAACCATGACCTGTGGGATGGTCATATCTCAAAATTCTCCTAATAATAGCAGCCTTATGATGTGGTATCTTATTATATAAGAAAAATTCATATGGCTGTATTTTATACTGCTTGTAGTGGTTTCCTCCTACCTGCTTATCCAATGCACTCATTTTACATCTCCCTCTATCAACATTGCTTTTCCTCTTCTTATATCTTAGTGAGGGCTGCGTAATTTGTACGCTCTTTCAATCACTATGTGCACCTAATGATGAAAGGGCAACTACCAAAACTAATTATTCCCAGTCTTGGCCTTCCTGGGCACCCCCATCACAATAGCTACAAAGTCTTCACCCAATCTTGCCCTCCGCCTCAAGTTCAGCACAGGCTTCGACAACAATACTAGGTTCTATTCTCAATTTCTCAATTAATTCATCATAACCAATTTCTCGTCCATCATTCTCTCGAAAATAGCAGGCAATCTCTTCTTTAGCCTTCTTCAATGGAAGTGAGCGAACTATAATTGGATTATTCTTGTCTTCCTGTCTTATTTCTTTTTCCTCACAAGTTCCTGTATGTCCCTTTAATCTCCAATCAAGGGCTTGATCCATTTCGATCCAAATATGAGCACCGCATTTGTAGTAAGCCTGATAGCGGGGGCCACCAACTAAAGGCTTCCTACAGAAAGGGCATCTATCTGGTGCGTGGAGTTTCATTTCCTTTCTCCTCTCCCTCTTTTACTCTCTCTTGAGTCCACTAAAAGCATAAAGTATCCCTTACTCAAAACAAGAACTATTAAAATCTCTCCTAACCAGATATCATAAGAGGGGAGCACTTTTAGATGTGTCGTAACCCAAGACCCATAGTATAAAGCTCCCCAAGCTAAAATAGTCATCGCACCCACTATTAATTTCTCAAACAGCATTTCCTTCTTCCCCCTTTTTCCTCTATATTACTTCTGGCTCTGACGTGGCGTCACTTTTACCATCCAATCATCGAGCCTGTTTATAAACTCTTCATATGTGTCTATCCAATCCAACCAAGTCTCTAAAGTAATCTCTATGTCGTTTTGGATGATTGTAGGCAGAGTTACTATAGCTTGATCCAAGAGGCTTTTTCCTTCGTTGAGTAATTGTTCATTAGCCTTTATTTTCATTTTTGTTTTCCTCCTTACTCAGAATGTGGCCGCAGCTAGGACTCGAACCTAGATTCCCTTTCCTAGTTAGCCGATAGTCACCATGTATACTTGGCAGGAATCTGCTATCGGTCAGTGCGTCTACCGAGTGATAAGCTAACAGTACCTATCACATTCCGCCACTACGGCCGTAAAAATCACCATTGAGGAAATGATTTGTATTTTCCATCCTCCCCAAGAAAATGTTTCTTTCTCCCATCGTCAGGTTGAAAATAAGCTCCCATTACGAGAGATTGGTAAACGCCATACCTAGCTCCACAATGCTCGCACATTACAGTCTGTGGGTCTTGTAGTTCATCCAAAATAAGAAAGGGAGAATCGGAATTAGATTTCGGAGAATATCCACAAGCAGGACAAATTCCATCAACAATCATTATTTTACGCAGGCAGGCCCTCTCCATCCAATTAGAAGAATCAATCGGAATGAGCTTCTTAGACTTTCTATTTACCTCCTTTTTTGTAGCATGACCACAGCTACAACACTACCTATATCTTTTGACTGCAAACCAAATCCCTTGAGTATTTTTTGCCATCATATATAGCCCAGACTTCTAAGGCACCAGAATGGATACATTCATACTCCATAATTTCCCGCCCATCATTCTCTCGAAAGTAGCGAGCGATCTCCTCCATAGCTTCCTCCAATGAAAGTGAACGGAGAGTGATTAGATTATTCTTACCTTTTTGCTTCATTTCTTTTTCTCCTGTCTTCGGATTTCTGCCATTAATTTTTGAAGAACTAAATCAATTTCCATTTTCACTTGCATTATTGCAGCAACTTCATCTTGAGCGTTCCTACATGAACTTTCATACACTATTAAATCAACTATTTGCTGAATTGTTTTCATCCTTTATTTCTGGATAAAGCCAATTTATATAAGCCTCATAAATTCCAAAGAATACTTCTGCATCCAATAGAACAACAGGTTTCTCATTGTTTCTTTTAAAAAATAAGAGCCAATCAGTTCCTTCTTTCTGATTACTACGTGCCTGTTTTATTTTCTGATGAACTGCCCATTTTTCAGAATTTGAGCATTCAATGCTAAATGGAAATAATTCAAGAGCTTCACCACGCAATGGTACATCAATTCCAGATTGCCCCATTGTTCTTGAACTGATCAATTCATCCTTACCCCAGGGAATATTGAGTATGTTAGATATTTTTTCTGCTACCCAATTCTGGAGTTTTCTTCCCTTGTTTTTCCTTGACTTTACTGATATTGGCTTTTGTGATTTCATTAATAATAAGCTCCTGTATTTTTTCAATTTCTATCAAAGAATCTTCTACACTTCTTCTATAGCCTGCTCTAAATCCTACCAAATAAATAATTATACTAAATACCACTAATACAACTATTTGTAAAAAGGACATGATTAATCACCTAAATTTAATAAATCAATATCACTTTCCACTTCATTTCCCCAAACATCCCATCCTTGATGTTTTTCTCTAGCAAAAAGTTCTATCCTATTTCTAAATGGCATTGATAGTGTGGCACGCTCTATTAATTTTCTAAATTCATCTGGTTTTTGGCTATGTCTTAAAGACTTACATTGAATAAAATTGGCTTCTTGTAATCTAAACGCTTTCACTTTCCCTTTAATACCAAACAACAAATGCTCACATTGACCTCTAAACCAAAAACCCATTCCAAGAGACATAATTTTTCTCCATGTTATCATTGTTTTATATTTAAATCCCCATTCCTTCATAACTATAAAAGCTTCTTCAATCAATGGCACAGTAGCCCATAAGAAAAGTACACTATCCTTCGCAGTAATCTTTTTTACAGGTAGACTACATATTTCTGAAAGAGACATTGTGGGATATTTGGAAGCAGACCCACTTTTAAAACTCCCACCAGTCCTCTTATTTTTATAACTCCACGGTGGATCTGCATAAATTATATTATATTTTTTAATCTCCAATCCCTAACTCTTCCCCTTTCTTCTCATCATATCGCAAAACTCCACCCACTATTGGAATTATAAATTTACTCCAGTATTTCTTCCATTTACCTTGATTTGCCCAAAAACCCTTCTGAACAAAATTTCTCGGAATACCAAGAGAAAACTCACCGACATCCTTAAACTCCGATAAAAAAACTGCTCTATTAAAACGGTTTAATTTACATTCAGTGTTCAGACAAGAATAAGCTCGCTCACAGTACTTCTCAGGCGGAGCAACCTTAATAGTAGTCAGCATAGTAGGAATATCATAATCCAGTGGAGTAACTGCAAAAACCCCTTCACTAAAATGACATATTCCGTACCAGAATTTTGAGTATTTATTTGTATGCTTAAATACTATCCTACCGTCCAACCAGGTAATTCCCACACTAATAACATTAGTAATTTTGATTGATTTGTCAATAATATATTTGGTTTCATCTTTCATCTTTTATTTCCTCTTTGCTTTTTGTTGTCCGATTCTTTTCTTTTTAGACTTAGGTTTGGGTCTTGATGGCCCGTCATCAATAATCGGACAATAACCCATTCTATCTCTGAACTTCATACCTTCAATAGAATACTTTTCACACTTACCTTCTTTTAAATACTGACATTTCAAATCTTCACACAACAATTTTAGAGATACCTCCCCTCATCTCAATATCTATAATTGAATCAAACTTATCCTTGATCTGCTGACTATGGCTTATTACAAAAATACTATCCAACTTTGAAGTCATTGAACGCAAAAAAGTCATCACATCTTCTTTTCCACTCTCATCTAAACTCAACTCTAAAATTTCATCCAAAATCATAAAATTAAAATTACTGATAAGCTCATTGAACGCAAAAATATCTGCTATTTTTATACGCTGTCTTTGACCTGCTGAATAAGACTTAAAATCGGTTATATTTGGCCTGTCTGGAGAAAACACTTTATATGATATTTTCTCTCTTATATCGCCAGACTGAAGTTTTGATTGTGAATCTATTTTAACATACAAATTTTTATCCAGCATACTCAATATCTTATTTGTTCTATTTTCTACTTCGATCAAAAAATTTTCAGCCTTGAGATTCGGTATACCTTTCTTTGAAAATCCTGTTTCCCAGTATTTATAATATTGAATTTCATCTTCCAAATTCTTTATCTTGTCCAGATATTCCTTTCTGGTAGATTCATCTTCTATTAACTTAACTGCCGTGTTCTTCATCAATGACAAATACGGGTTTTCTTCCTTTTCTATTTCATTAATCCTGTTTATTAAATCTTGTTTTCTATCTTCAATATTAGAGTTATTCAGTTCAATCTCTCTTTTCTGCTGTTCCAATTTCTCCATTTTACTGGTTAACTCAGAATTTTTTTCTACCTGACTATTCAATGTTGCTAAACCCTCAACTATTTCATTCAATTTTCTTCTTTCATTTTCATAACTTAACTCTAATCTATCAAGTTGTGGTTTATATTTATTGTATAACTCATTGTTATGCTCCTCTAATTCTTTACACTCCTTTTCTAATAATGGACACTGATTAGTACCATTTTCAATATCTTCTACAGTTTTCCTTAAATTCATTAACTCTTGTTTTAATTCTATTACCTTATTGTTTATTCTGGCTCTTTTCTCTTCCAGAATACTTATTTTTTCATTATCAACAGTGAAAAATCTTTCCTTCAACCTCTTTATCTTTTTATCATATGGTTCTGTATCTAACACTTTAAGGTCTAATAATCTGCCCTTTAAACCCTTAATATCATTTTCATTCTTACTTTCCCATTTTTTAATCTTATTCTTAAAATCTTTCAACTGGTCTTTCTTATCCCTAATACTGTTATCTATTATTATAATCTTGTTTTTGTATTTGTCAATCTCTTTTTCTATTTCAAGTCTCTTAGTTTTAGCTCTCTCATAATATTTATTATACTTGTGCAAATCCAATGTGTCGTATAAGATGTCTTTTCTACTCGATTCTGGTAAGGCTGGGAAGGATGGAGAATTGCTTGAGAAAATAGTAGATACAAAAAGAGAATATTTATCAATTCCAAGAACTTGCTCAATTCGTTTTTGAACTTCTGATAAGTTTCCTTCTTTCACAGACTCATCTGGAAATTGATTACCATTGACTATCAGATACTTATTGTTCCCTTTCTTCTTGTGATTTCGATATCTTATGATCTCAATCTCATCTCCATCCTTTTCTAACTTACAGGAAATTTTGCATTCGGTATTCCCGTTTCGAGGAATCTCTCGGACTGGGATTTCGTCTGAAATAGTATCCAATAATAAATATTCGAGAGCTTGTCTGACGCTTGATTTGCCGGAACCGTTGATGCCATTTATCAAACATAAGCCCTTCTGGTCTAGGTTTGTCAAGTGAAGATTCTCCCAAGACCGAAAATTTTCAAGATGGAGTTCTTTAAGTTTAATCATTTTAAACGCTTCGCTTTCATAGGTTTCTTAGCTTGTATGGCTTGTTTATCTTAACTTGAATCAATTTTTTTTACATAGATAATCACAGATTGATCAGATGATATACCAACCGTTAGCTCATGCTTGATATTAACAACTTCAATCTCATTGTAGATATCTTTATTATCCAATTCGTTCAACAAATCAACTACTCTAATCCTATCTCCGATTTTATAGATATATGAAGGATTTATAATGGGTGGAATTTTCAGGTCTTCATCATCTGTACACACAAACTCGATTCGGTGATCCGCTAGTAGTTGCATAATTTTCTCCTTTCTTTTTAAACGCTTGAGCTTTTTAGGTTTCTTATTTATTGTGGCTAATTTTTCTTCCAATTTTCAATAGATAGTTTCTATCTAAATTCTCAGGAACTCCCATAATTTCCATATACTGCTCTAGTTCATCACTTCTTTCATCTCTAAATCTTATCTTTCTCACTTCCTTCTTTATAATATTAGGCTGTGCATTAAACCGCTTAAAAATATCATCCCCTAGTTGTTCTGGAGAAATACTAATTCGATAGAAGTTTCTATTATCATTCTCAATTCTTTCCTTAATACCATCATTCAACTTATCTATTTCATAGAACTGCGGACATTCGATAGAAACTGGTGTTATGTGGTCATCTTCATAATAAATGAACCTTTTCTGTTCATCCTTCTCTCCCCAATCCTGAATCATAGGACTACCAATATTGATAATATTAACCAGTTCTTGTGGTTTGTGGATGTGACCATTGAATACATAAGTCCAATCACCAAATATTTGATGTTTGTAAGGAGAGCTGCTGGTATAATCCATTGACCCGTGTTTGAGTCCTGCAATATCTTCATGAGTAAACAATAGATAGGATTTATATTTTTCTTTCGGCAATCCTAAATTTCCATCTAACATTCCATATGGGATTATTCGCATAAAAATATCATCAATAATATAGTCTGTTGGTTTGTCAACTACAGTACAGATATCTGAAAATGGTTGGAGAGATGAATATTCTCTCTTTAAAATTCGGTCGTGATTTCCAGTATTCAGAATAATCTTGAAATCTTTACTATAATTTTTAAACTGCATCCATACTGTATTATATAAATCTTGTGGAATACGATTCTTCTCTTCAAATAGGTCACCGTTGTGGATTACATATTGAATATTATACTCTTTTGCAAAGTCAAGAATCTGGTCTACAATTCTTAACTGCTCAATTAACCATGAAGAGTATCCCCAATCCGTAATATAAGATTTAGATGGATTCTTATAAAAATGAATATCACTGAATACTATGAATCTCATTATTATTTCCTAACAAATCTTTCAATTATAGAGTTCCAATGGAAACCAGCAACCATTTCTACAGGTTCCATCACTCTTAACAGGTTCACCACAAACTGGACAGTTCTGAATATATCCTGTTCCTTCACATACAGGACAATCATCACCCTTGCTTGGATCACAACCTGAAAAAATAGATGTCTCAATCTCGAATCCAGGACATTTATATCTGATTTGTTTTTCCATCACTCTTCTCTTAAAATTGTTAACTTTATTTTACCACAATAATTCCAAAATCAATTAAAACTTTCTCTATATTTCTGCCCACAGTTGATGCACCGCAAAGGGTAAAATGGTATTACCAATAACCACAATCCCCCAGTTAGAAGTACCATAAGCAACGTACCAATCCCTAAATCTCTTTTGAATCCTGAATTTCTTCTGCAATTACCACAATATTCAAATTTCATTTTTCTTCTCCCACCATGACCATAAACCATTCTCGTGAGGTATCCATTTATCTTTTTCCTTTAGATGTACAAAATTCTGTTCATGGATACCAATAAGATAACAACAAACAAGCCAACCTCCAAATTCTCCATCCCAAAATACATTTCGAACTACCTGTTCAATTATTCCTTGCTTAGAAGGAAATAGAACAATATCTCCTTGAGCAAAACGTGGAGAACCATTAGGTATCTCACCTGCATTAGAATAATAAGTTTCTTGCGTGTTTCTCATTCTTCCTCCATAGTCTATAAATAGACATCATAAAAGGAATACAAGTTCTACCTTTCTACTAAACAACTTTTAGGTAGTCCTTTAAATCTAAGTAATCTATCAATCTGCTTCTTAGTCCAAGTATTTGGTATTTTATCCCATTTAGACCTAACATAATCACAATTTTTCTGTTTAACCAATGCTTTCACTGCTCTACCTGCTGCTTTATTTTTTCCAACTCTCTGATCGAATTCATCTTTAATACTACAGATAGCATATCCTACTCCAACCCTACCATCTTTTGTTTTGATCTTGCATCGTGTATAAATTGGATAATGAAATTCAAAATCTACATCTTCTGGTTCCAACTGATAAATTTGATTTACTAGTTTTTTGTTTAACCTTTTTCTCCAATTCTTCATTTTTCACCTCCTTGATAATACTCTGGATACTTATCAAATAAAAGCTCAGGGTGATCTTCCAGTAACTTCTCAACATTAAATTCATTATAAGATTTGTCTTTGTAAATCACAGTCTGTTGCCTAAACTTAGAAAACTCTTGCTTGTTTTTAGGTTTTAAATATCCCCGTTGTACCAAGAACCTGATATATCCACCATAATAAGGAATACCTTCTTTATAGAAAAATGGGATATAACATGTCCGATAACATGGGCCTAATCTAGTCTTCTGAACTTCAATTCCTATCCAGTTTCCTACAACTTCACCTCCCTTCTTTGAATCCATAATTTTAAGTTTATCTTCCAATGCAAACCTGTTAGTATTAAAATATCTCAACCCTTCTCCCCCTGCAACTCTCTTTGGATCACCAAACATCTGTCCAACATTATAATAAAAATGATTTGCAATTAATAACATTACTTTTTTATCAATTATTGGAAAGAGCTTTCTGAGACCATCCTTAATTGATTTAGCACGTCTACCACTATCTGATTTATCAAGATCAACATCCTTATCAAATGCCTGAATAGAATCTATAATACCAACAATATAAGTGTCCCCATCTTCTTTCCTAATTAAGTTTATAGTATCTATAAGGAAATTGAATGCATCAACTACCAATGGAGTATCTTGTGGGCCAACTTTAATCATCTTATCAGTATCTATACCAAGTTCGGTTGCACGTTTATTCGTAAGAGCACTCTCTCTATCCACTATAACACCAACAGCATCATACTTTTTCTGAGCATTCGCTAGAATCTGCTGAACAAAAAGACTCTTCCCACTCTGTGAAAATCCAACAAACTCAGTCATAACCCCAAATGGAATTCCACCTTCACTTATCAAATCAAATGTCAGATTACCGGTGGATACGAAATCGGATGGATCTTCGCTTTCTGATACTACATTGACATCCTTATACTTTTGCTTTAACTGGTTAACAACCTTGGTTATATCCATCAGTACATTCTCCATCATATCTATCTTCTAGTTTATCTCTTAGTTGTTTTGCTAATCGTTGTCTAATACTCTTGTATGACTCATAGGAATGCAACAGGTGTTCAAGATTCCACAATGAGAAGTATAGAGAAATAATAACCCAGGAAAGGGTAGAGATACCAAGAAAAAGTATACCATAATTTTTAGATTTAACAAAACAACTAATTGATAATGTTAATAAAGCAATAAATATAATCATAAATCCAATACCACATAATGAATGAATAACATCATGCCTTAGCTGATCTTTCATAGTATCCAAATGGTTTTTCTCCCATTCAGTCTCAGCAGTAAGAACCAAATTAGGTCTTTTAATATGAAGTCTAGCATTCGGTGAAATAGTCATCCTACCTCATACTCCTCTTAATTTCACTAACACATTCCTTCCTATCTGGACACTCAATGCACATTTGATCTTCTGAATCATACAAATCTTCTTTACCAAAACAGCGTCTTCTTGTTTTAGGTTTCTCTTGTAATTCTGGCATAGAAAATTCTTTATCTTCTATAACATTTGGCTCATCAGATGTTACCAGACCAGATTCTTCAATTTCCTCTGGTACTGAAAGATCAAGCATTTCCTTGCCATCCACTTCTTCCTGTGTAACCCCACCCCAATGTCTAAAGACGGCAGTCATAATCCTTCTATTCTTATCACCAAGTTTACCATTTCTCCAAGGAGGGCATATTCTGAATGACATAGTTTCATCGGCTTTCATTTTTGAAACTTTATAAATATCCACAGTTCCTTCTTGGAGAATCTTGATGAGATTTTCTTCATCTAGATTATAAAGATTGTTCAATGCTTCTTCTGGAATATCCCAATCAGCATGTTCTAACATTGGGGAAATACTATACTTGGGATAGTTATCTCCACCGATTGTCTTGGTAATTTCCATTTCTCTTCCTTTGCCAGCTTTAGGATGAGCAATATCTAACCACTTGTCTTTTTCATTGTTGTGGATTATTACATTTCCAGCATCTTTTCCTATCTGCATTAATACTACCTTTTCAGGATTTTCTGGAAAGACTACGTTTAGAAAATACGCAGCCTTTGCTGCCTTTTTAGCTGCTAGTTTCCATTTAGGACTTCCTTTAGTAGTTGTTTGGAATATTTTAGCTAATGCATCACAAACATAACATCTTCTCCCAATTGATAAATTTCTTTTTGGACAAATAATCCCATTACTTACTAGTTCTTGTTCTCTTGCCTGTTTCTTTGCTTCTTCTGAACTTAACATATAAGGGTCTCTCTTACTCATAATCTATTCCTCCTTTAATAAATTAGTTTTTCTCCTACTTCATTTAATAAATCATTAACACTCTGTTTCTTATCTAAATCTAATCCATATTTTGCTAATGTTACCAATTCTTGTAATCTATATCCCCTAGCTTCCCAGGATTTGACCAATCCATCAATATAATCCTTATCCTCTGTCGCTCTGTTTAATTCCTTCATCTTTTTCTGAAAATCTTTATCTAAAAATATCCTACTTTTTCTGATCTCTCCTAATGCTGAAGGTGGTATCTTTTCTTCCTTCCTGATTCTCTCTATTATTTTGGCTGATAAAATCTTAAGTTCCAAAGTTAAATCATTTACTCGTGTAGTAGCTTCCTTCGCCAATCTTAGATACTCATTGTATTTTCTTGAATAAGTTCTCAACTCTCTTTCTAAATCATAAACTGAATCAAACTTAATTTCAAATTCTAAATCATCTTTCATTTCTTCTGCCTCTTTATACATTTCCTACATTCAAATGCCTTTTCTCTAATCTTCTTTTCACAAACCTTTTTATGAATTCTAACATTTAAAATTGAACAATAAAAATAATCACTCTCTTCTTTATTATAATCCTTTTTCATTTTTTGTCAATATTATATTTTTTAAAAATGTTCAAACATTCGTTCCTAACATACACTTTTTTCCTATTATAGAGTGTGTAATATCTTTGTTTTGGCGAATAACCTAATAAAGTCAACATTTTACTCTTTGTCAAATTTGGCAGGTAAGATTTATAATATTTAAACAATTTATTAACCTCTTCAGGAAGAATATATACATAGGTAGTTTTATCTAAATACCTTACTAGTGATTCTAAGACATCCTTATTCAACAAGATTAAAGTTTTTCTGCCAATAGTCTTTAATCCTTCAAGTTTCATCCTCAACAATATAACATCCCTGTATTTTTTTAAATCTTCGACTGTATAGTTCATTTGACTACTAACTTAAAATAAGGATGATTATTTGTTTCCCTCATTCTAAAGTTGTATCTTTTCAACAATTCAGTAGCAACTTTAGCCTTCCTATCATCTGCCATTAAATGGAGTAATATCGGTAGTTTAATATCAATATGAGGTGTATAGTTGGAACAAGATGACCGCAATTCATCAACAGATAAATAATGAGTAGACCTTAATTCAGGCCAGGCAGAATTTACTTTCCTACATTTAAATGTCTCACATTCGTTGCATTCTCTCATAATACTCTCCAATATAATCATCTTTTTTTATTTGTCAACAAATATTTTCAATTTTCTTCAAATCGGCAAGGTTGTTTCCTACTTCTATATCAACCTTCAGTTTAACTTTATTCAGTCTATCAAATGGTTTATTAACGTCTTCCATAATCTGTTTCATAATAGGAATCATTTCATCAATCTCTTCATCAGGAGATTCAATTACAATAGAATCATATACTTGCATAACCAATCTGGATTTTACTTTCTTACTCTCTAATTCCTTATTAATCTGTATCAATGCTAATTGAAGGATATTCCATGCTAAGCTTTGGACTAAGAAATTAACTGCTTCTCTATGAGTATTATAATCCTTGACCCCATGATCTTTCCATCTTCTACAAAATCCAAAATAATTCTTCAAATATCCATCATTTATAACCTTCTTGATAGTTAATTGAATATTCTTCTTGAGATCAGGAAAATTTTCATAGTAGGAATCAATGAATTCTTTTGCTTTCTTAACACTAATTCCCAGATCATAGGCCAAACTATATGGGCCTTCTTGATATATAACTCCAAACTGAACTGCCTTTCCTCTTACTCTCAATTCAGTTATTTTAGGATCTCCATTATCATAACCAGTATAAATTTCATCATAATCTCTATTAAATGCCTGAGCAGTGATTCTACAATGAATATCCTTTGAAAAATCATTACATATCTCTATTAATCTTGGTTCATTATACACTACACTAGAAATTCTTACTTCAAGCTGAGAATAATCTGCACATATAAACTTATTACCATCTCTTGCTATAATACACCGTTTAATATCTTTCTCTCTAGGGATATTCTGGAGATTTGGGTTTTCACTTGTTGGTCTCCCAGTTGCAGTATTATGTAAAGAATACTTAGTATGAGCAATGCCATCAATCAATTTAGGTAGAACACCAGACAGAAAATTAGCTCGCACCCCTTGAAGAGACCTATAATTTGTCATAGCCCTACAATAAGGATTTTTATATTTTCTGGCATATATCTTCATCTCATCTTTACTGATTGATGGGTTGTTCTTCTTTGTATATTTTAAAATAGGTAGTTCATAATAATCCAATAACAAGTATTTCAACATTAAAGGAGAACGTGGATTAAATTCTCTACCAAATTTTTTCTCTGTAGCTTTCACTCCATCTAAGGATTGAACCTTCTTCCATGCTTTCTCAGCCTTCTGTTTATAGATTTTATCAACTCGTTTAACTTCATCAATATCATACTTAACACCATGAAGAGCCATCTTGGTAAGAATATAATTTGTAGGCATCATCAAATTTTCATAAACCCAATCATATTTCTCACTTATTATTCTTTTAAACTGCTTTTTTCTAATTGGATATAAAACTCCAACATCATTAGCACCATACTGATATAAAACTTCTTTATCAGTAACTTTATGTGCTCCACCAGCCTGTTTTACTTCCTCCCAATACCCCAAATACTCTGGAACGTATTTGCTGACTAAATAATTTAAATTATTATCCTTCATTCCAGTAAGTATATACTCAGCAAGGCATGTATCAAATTCCCACTTTCTTGGTAATATTCCCAAATTGGAATATAAAAATTTCATATCGAAAGAAAAATCCTGTCCTATTATATTAGAGTTTTCAAATAGTTTTTTAAGCTTATCTCTAATACTCATCAATATTGTGTTTGGCAGTATGTAAATTGGCTCTTTTCCATCACTCAACTGAATAATATTTATCTTATCTTCAAATGGATCAAGACCAGTAGTCTCCAAATCAAAATAAATATTTCTACCGATTAACAGGTCAAATATTTTATCAAAATCATTAATATTATCAATTATTTTATACCTAAAATTTTTAGTTTCCTGTGGTTCTTTATCCAATAAAGATTTGATTTTCTTGAAATCTTCTTCAACTTTACCTTTTTTCGATTGATCATATCCTATTGCCATTGGATGGTAAGTAGCAAACACTTTCCTATTTATTTTCCTACTAAATAAAAGTTTTCCTCTGTAAATCTCAATACCTTCCAAATCAGTAAGCTGGTAAAGAGCGGTTGTCCCCAAGGCTATTACCAATTTAGGATTTATTTGATCCAATTCCCTTAACGTATGTTCAAAACACAAATCCAATTCTCTTTTGGTTGGTTTGGTATTTCCTTTCTTCCAACAACGTAAGGCATTTGCTATTGCTATCTCTTGTCTACTCAATCCTGCTATTTCTAGTAATTTATCTAGTATTTTTCCGGCTTTTCCAATAAAGTGTCTTTTGTAAATTGCTTCATTCCTGCCGGCCATTTCTCCCAGAAAATAAAACTCAGCATTTGGATTACCCGAGAATGGATGGCAATTCAAACCATATTCATTCTTATAGGCTGAACACTTAGTACATTTCTTCTTTTCTATTGTATCCTGCACAATAAGCCTCTTCCTGACAATACTCACATGGTTTTACCAAGATTTCATTATTATCCTCATCAATTTCTATTTCTAATCTTTTCATGTGTATAGCACATAACACTGTAACTTCAGTCATATAATTCTCTCAACGATTTATTAAAATATTTCATTTCAAGAAATAAATCAAACTCAACATCAGATTTATACATCCACTTCCTACCATATAAATTTCTCTTACTCTCTATCTTATTTCTCAATATAAATCCTTCTATAATTCGCAATTCCTTATCTGATAAATTTTCTAATATATAATATTCAAAATCATATATAAGAGATATAAAGTAAATTTCATCTCTCAAATAATGAATCCATATAGCTTCACTCTTTTCCAAAATCTTACTTAATTCCATTTTATCTCTATAATAGAAAGAGATTGACTTACTTTTTCCAAAAGATTATCTAAATAATTTTTATTTTTCTGATACCAATACCAGTGACTAATTTTAAACCTACCTTTTCCTTCTATTTTCATTCGCAATAACCATCCTTTAATAATTTTTATTTCTTCTTCAGATAGATTCCTAAACATATATAAAGAGTGGTAATTTGTCTTTCCATTTCTTACTCTTATAGTAACACTATAAATCTCATTATCTAAAAAGTCAATATATAATGCTGAGGAATTTTCCTTTAAAAATTTAATTAATTCTTTTCTCATAGCCTTCCGACCTAAAAGTATCAGAACTTCTCCCTCTCTTTTTAATAATACAAATCACTCTTTGGTTATTTTCAAGTCTATCCCTTAGAAGAAAACCATTAATAAATGCTAATTCTTTTTTCGAAAATTTACCATTTAATTTGTATTTTTGCAAAAAGCTATCTTCAACTGTAAAGAATCTAACATATTCTAATCTACCTTTTGTATTAATTGATAAATGTACTCTAATTGCATCATCCAACTTTTTCAACTTATCTATTCTTTTCATACTTAAGTCCGCTTAATAATCTGATCAAATTGTTCATCAAATTTAACCAAATTGAAATTTCTCAAATCTCTCTTCAATTTCTCTTCAGAACTCCATTCTACTTCTTCAATCTCAACTCCAGTATTCTCAAGTTTCTGTCTCAATAACCACCCTCTGATATATTTTCTTTCTCTTAACGTAAAATCATCAATGATATAATAATCTCTATTTGTACAGAATACCACAGTATATAACTTAGATTCCACATAGTCAAACCATAAAATATGATATGTAGGGTCTATTTCTACCATTCTTAATAAATATTTCAAGCTTTCTCTAATCATTTTAAGACCAACTCCACAAGGTCTGAAGATGATATATCTTTTTGTAGACCTTTAAAGAAATCAGATTTCGTTTCCCAACCGAATTCGTAAATATAAAACGAATTATTTTCAAGTTTATTTCTCAACACAAACCCATTTACACAATTTAACACTTTATTAGAAACCTTAATAAAATAATACATTTTTGGCCAAACATCATCACCACAACCATAAAAACCAATAGCATATAATTTATCATTCACATTATCAAAATAAATCTCACTATTTCTTGCTTTCTCCAACAATCCGATAAATTCTTTTTTAGATATCTGTTTCCTCATATCCTAAATTGTCAATTCAAATTTCATATTTCCACAATCAAATATTCTATAATAACCATTCTCATTCATATTCTCAACTTCTGTTTTATTCGGATTGAATGTTTTTAATTTTTTATTCAATACACTCTTTCTAAAATTGAATCTATGAATCAAATTATAAGGATTTTTTAATGAGAAATACCAATAATTAGGATCAGTATAATGTACAAAATTAAAACCTAATCTCTTATAAAGATTACCATCACTCCAGCGTCTATCTGCATAAGAGATTATTTTAATAGGATTGTAATTACTAATGAAATATTTCAATAGCTTAGATGCTACTCCAACTACCCTAAAATTATAATTAGAACAGAATCGGTCAAGTTCATAAGTGTTAATTTCACTTTTGGAACCCTTAGCAATATTAAGTTTTCTAAAAGTCATAACTGATACTAACTCATCATTATGAAAAGCACCTAGTTTCACTGTTGAACCGTTGTATCCTTGAAGATGAAACTTATCAATAAAATTTCTGGCTGATTTAGCGTCTATCTTTCTTACTGTACAATTTCTAGCAAAGATTACTTCAGCTTCACTAATATTTAGAATATCTTTTAACCTTCTTTTTACTATTTCTTTTTTCAACATCCATTCATTTTCAAATATAGTGATGAGTCTATAATTATTAGAATTACATCTTTCCAATTTGTCCAATTGACATTTCTTATTCTTTCTAACTTCATTAGAGTGCCAATACAAACCACAAAACTCAATAGCCGTCTTTTTGCTTGGGATCACTATATCTAGTTCAAGTGGTTTGATTAAAGTTCTGTCATTGTTTACTATGTCTGAGAAATTAGGTTTTAGGAAATTAAATAGTTCGTGTTCCATCTGTGAAGTATTTGAATTACACTGAGGGCATCTTCTGCCTTGTTGCCACTCGTTCCACCGAATATCGTGTTGATGACCATTAGGACAGACATATTTTAATTTCTCCTTACTATTGCTATATTCCTTAGTTAATAATTTGTAACCTTCCTTTTCAAATGATTTTCCTATTTCTTCTATAGTTTTTCTCATATTTCCTGCACAATAAGGACACCTGACTCCTCGTTGCCAGGCACTCCATTTTATTAAATGTTTGTGTCCCTGAGGACAGATATACTCTAATTTTTGCCTACTATTTTTGTATTCTTGAGTCAGTAGAGTATATCCTTCCTTTTCAAACGCTTGTTTTACAGAATCCAATCCTAATCTAGTTTCATTCATTTTACAATATTTACACCTACTTCCTTGTTTCCACCTTTTCCAAGTAATATAATATCTATGACCATTTGAACATATAAATTCAAGTTTTTGATATTGATTTTCATATTTCCTAGTTAGAAGTTTATACCCTTCTTTTTCAAATTCCTTTCTTATAAAATCAATTGTTAATTTCTTCTTATCTGATCTTTCTATCACCCCACAAATGTTACATCTATGACCTTGTTGCCACTCATTCCATCGTATTAAACCTATATGATTATTAGGACAAATATATTTCAACTTTTGTTTATTATTTTCATATTCTTCGGTTAGAAGAACATAACCTTCATTATTAAATTGAGATTTTATAAATTCCAGATCAAGTCTCTTCATAAAACCTACTTCTAGCTCCATCAAATGTCAAGATTGATTTTCCTCCCTGTGAAAATCTACTTTTTGGAATTACAATAGAAGTTTCTGGAGAAAATACTTCATTAGATAAATTAGATTTAGTTTTGGCTCTATACATCAGGATAATATCATCAGCATCAGCAGGTATTGCTGCACTTCCTTTCAAGTCATCCATTATTAACTCTCTACCCCCTGTTTTACGAGGTTGAGATACTAATAAAAATGGAATATCTAAATCCATAGTTATATCTTTGAACATACCACTAGCCTTTGCCATATCAGATTCTTCACCGGTTCTAATCATTCTTTGAAGATTATCAAATATACCAAATTCAACTCCATATCTATTCCTAACTTCTTTCATTGTTTCGTAGAATACTGAAGGTTTTATTCTAGGAGAATAACCAAAATAAAGTGGTAAGTCTTTTAATTCTTGTTGATAAATCAGAGCATCTGAATAATCAACTTCTTCAAGTGTAAAACCATAATGGAGTTGTATGATCTTTGTTACTAAACTGATCTCTGACATCTCCAGACAGAATACAAGTGATGGTAATTTATATTCCTTGGCAAAATGGTATGCTATTTGAATTGACATACTTGTTTTTCCTACACCAGGACTGCCACCGAGTACAGTTAACCTACTCCTAGCAAACCCCCCATTGAGAAGTCTATTAATATTTTTCCAAGGCAAAGCAAACTTCTCCTGTATATCCTCATCTTGAGATTTTTCATACATTTGAAGGAAGACTTCTTTGATAGATGAAACACCAACTACTTCAAATCTTTTTGCCTCTTTTATTAGTTTTTCAAAATCTTCCTTTGTATATGACATGAAAAATTTATTAACATCATATCCCTTTGGTAAAAGAACATTCCAGCATTTTCCTCTTCCAAGTCGTGTAGCCCACACTTTCTCTGCTGCTTTCTGACCTGGGAGATCTGGATCGAAAATCAAATAGAGTTTTTCTTTTAACCTTAATCTCTCCTGCCATTCTGGTAGTAAAGTACCAGCACCACCGGTAATTCCCACCACGTTTTCATAGCCATTCTGTATTAATGTTATAGTATCAATTTCCCCTTCCTGAATAAACAGTTCATTATATTTTTCTATAACATCTCCATTAAATAATATACTCTTACCACCTTTTTCTCTTTTATATTTATCCATTTCGGGATTCTCAGGTGGAATCTGGCGATATTTGATGTTTTTTGGTATTCCATCTTCATAAATCGGAATAGATATCCAATCATGGTTATCAAAATGAATAAAACCAAGTTTAAATCTTTTTATCATTTCATCTGATATATTCCTTGAATAAATATATTTCATACCTTTGCTTGACTTTAAAAGATTTTTATGATATCTCTCAACTTGTATTGAATAATCTGGATCATCTGTTTTTTGTTTTACTAATCTTGAGATTGGGACTATATCTCCCCAAAGTTCCTTTAACTTTGAAAAATGCCCACGTGCATATACATTCTCAGGCTCTTTAGCTTCACATCTAAAACAATGGTATACTAAACTCTCAGTATTAATATAAAGCTTCTCTTTTCCACAATTTGGGCATTTAATTATTACTTCCTTACCACTTATTTTGTATTCTATATTTTTTTTATCAAGATAAGATATTACTTCTTCCATTCAAGTTTTCTCCTTAATTCTACACCTAATTCTTTTCTTTTTATTATATGATGTGCTAAAAGTAGAATCACCTTCTGCATTAACATTTTATAACCTTCAGAAGAGAAATCATGGAGACTGGAAAATACAAAATTGTCATCTTTTGAAAAAAGAGTACTTTCGGAAAAATCAAACTGTAAATATAAATATGGAAGATCAACATATAATATGTCCCATTTAATATTGTAAGACCTACATAATTCTTTAAATATCATGTCTAAATCATCTTCAGGCAGACTATCAAATGGAGATAGAATATCATCTTTCAATCTATATAAATCATCTAATTTATCAAGGTTGTATTTCATATAAACCCAAGTTTTTTATTAGTTCTTTTCTAGTTAAATTTGGTAAATAAGATTTATAATATATGAATAGGAAATCAATCTCCAAAGAATATAATAATGGTGGTGTCTTTTTCAATAAAACATTTTCTATTTCTACAGGAGAAAAAAAGAAATGGCGTTTTGAGAAGATATTCTCTAACCGCATCCTTAATAAAACTGCATCCCTATATCTTGTTAAGTCATTTAAAGTATAATTATATTTCTTCATTTAAGATTTTCAGCCATTTATTTTTGTTTTCTTGCCAGTATTGAAATAATTTATCAGCTTCTCTATAATATTCACTTTTTTGCTGTCTGAAAAGTAATGCTACTATACTATACTCAATTTTATCAATCTGGAACTTATCCTTTACTTTTTTATTTCCATAAACATAATATTTAAGCACATCTCTAATATCCTGATCTGAATACTCTATTTCAGACATATCATAGTCATAATATCTATAGTTATCTTTGTCATACGGATGGTTAGGGTTATATTTTCCTTCTGTTAATATTGGATGGAAATGTTGCTTAATATAGTTGATTATTTTATCTGTAGCTTTAAATTTATTTAAGTCTTTATTTGGCAGAAACAATTTGAATCCTCCACCATTCTGTAAACCTTTCTCAATAAAATGAATTAAATTTTTGTATTTGTATTTGTAATAATAATTGTCATCTAATAGAATTTTTTTATAGTTTTTAATAGATGAAATAATATCATCTGAAGAGTATTCTTTAAGAGCTTTAATTAAGATATTAGGAGGCTGATGATGGCCATGGATTCCTGTTGTGTTCTGAAAAGATTCATTCCAAACTTGGAGTATATTTTCTATTTCTGGAGTAGTATTAATATCTACTGACTCTGTTATGAAACGGTCATCAAAAAAAGTCGAATTTTCGACATCGCCAGATGTCGAATTTTCTTTTATATTTTCTTTTATACTTTTCTTTAAAGTTTCTTTTAGGCTCTGGAAATCCTTACCAATATTGGCTCTCCGCCGATTTCTGTTATCATTTTGATAACTTTTGTTATCATTTTGATAACTAGAGTTATCATTTTGATAACTAGAGTTATCATTTTGATAACTTGTATCATTTTGATAACTGTCACATTGTGGTATCCATTCCTTGTAATGTTCATTAAATTGGTAAACATTTTTTTCTCTTAATTTTAACTTTTTCTCTTTTACCATTTTGTTTATTATTCTACTGCAATTACCTTTTTTCATATCAATATCAAGAGCTATTTTTGAAATTGGAATTGGTTGTGTCCAATCTTGTCGCCTATTTTTCCAATCAAATCCCCAAGACCACCTAATAATATATAGTGCAATTTGCATCTCATTTTTAGTAAGTAAACCTTTTGCAAAGATATTAATAAGAACATCATTTTTTATTGGAGTTGAATTTTTAGGTATCATAGCATTCGTTTTTAAAAAACTCCTTTAATTTTTCAAAAATTGGTGCTGTGTATTGTGAGTTATAAGAAGATTTGGTTACTTTTCAAATTCCTTTCTAAACTCCTCTTGTATTTCATAATATTTTTTATTTTCCAATTTCATTCTCAGAATAAATCCTTTAAGTTGTTCTTTAGTTATTTCTTGAGAAGTAGGGAATTGATAAGAGTCATTTCCAATATTGAATAATATATATTTCTCATCAAAATCTATTGGAATATTACGAGTCATTATCTTTTAAAGTGTGACCTTAATAAATCCATTGTTTCTTTTAAATAGTTTACTACATCTTCTTTAGGTTTCTTTTCATCATCATAATAGATTTTAATTTCAAATGAATATTCTCCTTTAGTATTTCTAATTACCTTTACTGAACTTTGTTTTTCAAATTGCTTTTCTTCCATTTTAACCTCCTTGCTTTCTAGCATAAACTTTTCTATCTATAGATCTGTCTATGGATAATTTGGTGGAATACCCTAATAAATTTAATAACTTCTTTCTATTTAGTTTTGGTAAGTAAGATTTATAATATTTATATAGTATCTTGATTTCTTCAGGGAAAAGAAATCCCATGGGCTTTTCTGGATATTTAAGCGTACGTTCTATGAAATCTATATTTATTGAGGGATTCTTTTGACGTTCTAATCCTTCAAGTTTCATCCTCAATAGTATAACATCTTTATATTTTCTTAAATCTTCGATTACGTAATTCATTCAGATTTGTATATTTGGGACTTAATCTAGATCTATCCATATACCTATGTCTTAAGTAATTCTCTCTTAACTTTGATTCTGTTTTATATCTTTCTCTTTTAGGATATAGAATCTCTTCAGGCAATCCTAAAGATTTATTCTCTAATTTAGACCTTAATAAATATCCTTGTAATTCTTTTCCTAGTTTACTATTTTTCTTTATTTTTCTATACTTAAAGGCTTTTTCTGAATCTGTAGCAATACTCATAGCGTTGAATGTTTCCAACTGTCTTAGAAAGAATCTCATACAATTGATACAGATGTTTTCATATCGTGGTTTCTTAAATTCGGTTCCTTGATTACCTACAAAGTATATAAAACCTCTCCAACCATTTAGCATTGACAGATGGTATTCGTGTGGAAAAATTTTATTACCACAATAGTGACATTTTCTAGTTCGTTTTGCTTTACATAGACTAAGCATAGACTCTTACCTTTCCTTCCAATTTCTTTCTTAAAATTATACCATCTAGTTTCTTTTTGATTCTACCAAATTTAGGGATTCTTTCTATCACATGATGCATTGTTTCATTACTAGTATTGACTTGCCAAACTATATAATTAATAGTAGGATCAATAAATACTCTACTTGAATCTTCAATCTGTCTTAAATCATTATCATTCATTTTAAGAATCTATTAGCTCCATACTTTAAAATCATATCTGCAACTTTTTTATTACCTTCCAAGGTTTTCAATATCTTCTCATCAATTGTATTTTTCATTATTAAGTCAATATATACACAATGACTTTTTTGTCCTATCCTATGGATTCTACCAGTAGCTTGTTGCCTGACATCCAATGACCAGGTATTTTCATAGAATATCATATATTGATTTTTACTGATAGAATTTTCTTTGAATAATTCTATTCCTAATCCACCACTTTCAATTTGTCCTATAAATACTTTAATTTCTTTACTTTTCTGAAATGTCTTCCATTTAATATATTTATTTTTATCTTGACCTGACATAGTAATACATTTGATTCCCTCATTTTTTAATCGTTTTTTGATCATATCAATTGAGTGAAGGAATCTGCACCATACTATTACTGATTCTTCTGCATCTAGTACTATTTGGATCTGCTCAATTAAGGCATCAAGTTTAGGCTTAAGTTCTAGTTCCTGAATAGCTCCACTTACTTCATCTCTTATAAATCCACTTGTAACCTGCTGTAATCTTAATAATTTGGTTAATATATTATTAACTCTAAATTGAGCAGATCCTTCAAGTGTTCTGATTTCTCCTAAAACCTCACTTTGAATTTTCTTATAGATTTTTTCTAGTTCGTAAGGCATCTGGAGTTCATATTTATTAAATATCTGTTTAGGTAAATCAATACATTCCTTTTTTGATTTCATTACACAACATGAGAAGATGGCTTCATTTAGAGCTTTTGAATATTGTGGTTTAAATATCCATTTAGGCCACCTTCTTCCTCTACCCACTAAAACCTTTCTGAAGAATAAATTGCGGTATTTATAAAAATTTCTACCTAAAGTTTTACCACCATCCAGAATTCTGAGTTGTGACCATACATCTAAAGGTCTATTTGCTATTGGAGTAGCAGTTAATAGTAATCTGTATGGAGTAATATCTGCAAGTTTAATAGCTGCTCTTGTTCTTTTTGCTCCAATATTTTTAATATATCTTGCAGATTCATCAAAGATTATCCCATCTGCTTTTAGTTTAAGTATCTCTTCAAAAAATAGATGTAAAGCTTCATAATTAATAATAAAAAACTGGTAATTACTCTTCTGCCTGAATTTTTGTAATCTTGATTCTCTTAAGCCATGTAGAACTATTGAAGAATATTCAGAATGTAGTTTAACTTCTTTATCCCAGTTATAGAGGATGGATGTAGGACATACTATAAGAACACGGTTTACTTGTCCCTGCTGAATTCTATACCTCATTATATCTATTGAACATTTTGTCTTACCTAATCCAAGATCAAGTAATAATCCTAGTGAGTTGTTCTCTATCCCTTTCTTCCATACTTCATATTGAAAACTATATGGTTCAGTAATAAATTTAAAATCTGTCATTCTGTTTCATTATAATCATTATTTTTGATTTGTCAATAACAAATTGAGCTACCTGAGTTTGGGCCGCTAAACTCAGGTAGCTCAGTTAGATGGTGATGACTCCCTTGCAAAGGAAAAGTTATTAATAATATAATCATCGTAGTTTATTTGTCAAGAGTTGCATACTATTTTAAATCCTCTTTCTGTTTTCAATAGATAAAAGTGAAAATATGTTGATATTTTTGAATATTTGCTAATAGTCTGAGAATCTGCCTGGAATTTTTGTTTAATAAATCTTTGAAGATAACGAGAATATTCAGTATGAGTAAGTGGCCATAGACGTTTTGAATTATCTATAAGTCTATTATTTCCTCTTTTCTTTCTTATACTATTGTACTCTTTAAATATTCGTGCTAACATTGTTTTACTCAGTCTTGGTAAATGAGTCTTATAACTTTTTATTACTATATCAGGAATTGCTGAATAATCCCAATAGGTATATTTTGTTGGATCTTGAAGAAAGTTAATAATCACTTCATTCTCTTTTAATTTTGGAGATAACTGATAGTTTAGGAGTGCAACTTTTCTATACTTCATTATATCAGTCATTGTATAATCTTTTCTCTTTTTCTTTGGTACGTAAGCTGACATCTTCTGATAGCAGTTTGAGCATTTTATAAACTTCTTTGGAGGATTCCATCGGCATAATTTATAGTAAGCTTCTCCCTTCTCAATTCTCTCTTTACATACATCGCAATAAATTTCTTCTGATCCTCCCCAATTAATTCTATAACTATACCCCATCTTATTTCTCCTTAATATATTTTGATTACTTCTCCAAATGGAGTTTTCCAATTGGTTTCGTCATTGGAAGTAGTAGATCCCAAAATCCACAATACTGGATAATCAGGAATTTCTCTTGGGAATGAATCACAATAACCATCAGTATAATAAATAACACATAGTGGTTCGATTCCCTGTTCTTGTAGCCATTCAAACCCAGGTTTATAATCAGTTCCACCACCACCTTTAGGATGAAGGTTTAAAGGTACGTCATTTTGAGTAATAACTTCGTGGCCTGCAACATGAGAATCTACATAAATTATTAGTAACTCAAGCTTTGGAAACATTGATAAAATTCCCATTATTTCGGATGCACACTCAGTAATTTCTTTTTTTCCTTGACTCCCTGAAGTATCCGCAAGGAAAACTATTTTTCCAACTTCTTGAGAATATAAACTAGGTAAATAGAAACCCTGCTGAATCCATTTTTTATTCGGGAGTTTCCAACTATAATCATCTTTGACAGTAGTGGTTATAAATCTGGCTAAAATTTCTCTCCAAGGTAATCTAGCTCTCCTCAGTCTATCCATCAGTCTTTCTACTTCTGCTGGTACACTTCCTTGCATCTTAGATGCTGCATAAGCTTGAGATACCATCATGTCAACTTGTTGAGATGCCTTTTTTAAATCTCCATTTCCCTTTTTTGGATATGGTTTTACCATACCATGCTGATTCATTTTTTCACTTGCTACAAGAATTTGTTTGATATTGTTACGTTGTAGGAGTAATTCATAGATTTCTTCTGCTGTTTTTCCTTCTACTTCTGATAATCTTATATTAAAAGATTTAACTATTTTTTCAAGGTTTGGATTGTTCAGTAAACCTGCCTTATGAAGAACAGGGTCTATTGTTAAATCTGCTGCTATATTCCATATTTCTAAAGCGAATTCATGTTTGTTAGAACATAATTCGGCAAATCTTATATGATGTTTAGCTATAATGTGCCAGGCTTCATGGATAAGAACTCCTCTTATTTCCTCTACTGTTTTTCCTTCTATCCATCTTGGGTCAATTAATATAGATAATCCGTCTGTAGCCATTGTTGGAATTTCTTTTTCTACTTCTTTTCCATTCTCTATTGTTAATACCTTAAAATCTGTCTTTTCAATTTTCATATCAAGTCTATAGAGAATTGTTGCATAAAAGGAAAGAACAGAATCTAAGATTAAAGAAGATTTAGCTTTTTGAATTTTATCTAAATCCTTATTTCTCTAAAGTATACGATGTGATGATTATCAAATAATCTAATAGTTTTAGTGGAAAATCCCAATGATTTCAATAGCTTAGTCTTAGTTAATTTAGGTAAATGTGGTTTATAACACTTCAATAGAAAGTCTACTTCCCAAGTATAAAGATAACTAATATCACAACTTTCAGGTTCCCATATAATATCCTTAATCATTTCACTAGGGAGTCTTAGTTTACCACCATATTCATGGTATCCTTTGAAATTTTCAAGTTTGAGTCTCAAAAGTATAGCTTCTCTACATCTTTTTAAATCTTTTATAGTATATCTAATTATATTTCGGTGCATACTTTTCAGCCCATTTGTGATATGCGGAGTGTCCAGCTAGTTCAGGATGCCTAGCAAGAGTATCTTTAAAAAATGCTAATACATATTCGGCATGAGCAATACCATTTTCAAAATTTTTATGGTTATACCACCTTTCAAAATATTTAATAATATTACTTAAGTTTTTCTTACTAGCATAATTAGCTAAGGCTGCACAAATAGCCCATTCTACTGTGGGATCTTGTGGTATGATTCCCTTTTCTGGATTTTCAATAATTTTTTTGACATCAGGAAGTTCTTTATAAATCTTGTAAAATCCCAATACTTCGCCAGCAAAACCCTGTCCTGCTATTCCTGTAAAAACATCAAACCACAAATGTTCAGGCCATTTTTCGTTTACTACTTCTCCACAAGCTGCAATTGTTCTAGGACATGGACTACCAATAATATCGTTTGTTGGTTCCCAATCAGTTAGAAAATTAGGTCTATATCTTATTGCTCCTATCAACCAAGCTGGTAAACCTTTTCTATGTGCCCATTTACACCATCCTTCAACGTCTACCTCAAGATGATATATTCCACCTAGCATTCTAGATTTAATAGGTTCTAATATTCCTGTAACTGCTGCCTTATCTTGTCTTCTGTTAGTGTTTATTCCAAAGACTACATTAGGGCCAATAGGTTTATTGTCAAGCTTTCTTTCTAGAGTTAATTGCATAGCTGCTGCTTGAGTAGATGGTGCTGACTGTCCAAAATCTTCGAGTCTAACATAAAGAATGTCTTTAGAGTGAATTAAGTCTCTTAAGAATCCTATTGGCAAAAATTCAGCCACCTTAGTAGTCTTTCCATCTTCCGTGATATTGTCAACTACCCAAGGCAAACCAGAATAATTAGATGGATCATGGACTACCGGATGTGCAACGATGGATTTTATTTTCATTTCTTCTACTATTTGCTGATCCAGTTCCGATTTTCCAATTCCAGGTCTACCTACCTTCATATGTGGTCTTCGTGTTTCAATACATTTTCTAATAATTTCCAACATAGTATCATGGTTTACAGTTACGATGTTGCTTATTCTCTCACTTTTTTTACTCATTTCAAATCTCCTTTCTTATTTTAATAATAATGTTGGTTTATAGGTTAAGAGTTTAATTGATTTAGGTTTAAAGAGTAAATTAAATTTTAACCAATAATACTTGTAGATTATTAAACTTTTCATATTACCTCCTTTAATCACCAGAACAGTTTAGTAGTTTAAGTAATTCCTTTTTAGTTAAATGAGTTAAGTATGGTTTGTAATAGTTGAATAGTAAATTCAGTTCATCCTTATATAGAGATCTCCAAAGGTCATGTGCTTCTGATGGATATTTAATAATTAATTTTATTACTTTACTATTATTATTTTCTAATTTCATTTTTAGCAATATAATATCTTTATACTTTTCTAAATCTTTAATAGTGTAATTCATTCCATTTTTGCTCCTTTTGGAATAGGTTTATCACCATAATTCTTAATTTTAATCCAATCAATAGATGATCCATCCCAATATTTTGAGTTTGAGTTCCTGATAACCAATCCTTCCCATCCTTCACTGAAGATTCTATTTTTCAATATTAAAAGATCTCTTTCATTTTCAATTATCCAATTAGGAACTACTGACAGGTATTTAGTTTGTGGATCAATCTGGTTGAGTATTTCAAATATTTTGAAGGGAGATTCATTACTGTAATCTTTATTTTCTAATAATATAATATTCCATAGTCTCAATTTCAAGTTATCAGAGCATTTATTTCTCAATAATCCATAAAAATCTTTGTAGGTTCTACCATCTTTATAAATCAGTTCACCTAGATAAATGCCATCTGGTAATCTTCGCCTAGCAATTTCAGTAATAGGGCATTCAATTCTTATTCTACCATATTTTGGTTTGTTTATTAGTAAGGCTTTGGTGTTTTTCACGATTAGATATTCCATTTCACCGTTGTATCTGAACTTTAATACAGGCATTTTGAAAGATTTATCCATTTTGTATTTCATTTTATCTCCTTCGCTCTTTTTGATTTTAGGTCTTTTTCTATTATACTGTTTGCACGACCTTTATTTGACCAATTAAAAGATTCAATTGTAGGTTTCTTATTTTCAAGCTTCATTCTAAATAGCCATCCTTTAATATATCTTTTTTCTTCTCTGGTTAAATTCCTAATAATATAGAAATTTTCTTTATGGTCTATACATATATTATACATCTTATGGTTTGAATAATCAATAATTATACTAGAATCAGGGAGATCTAGTAATTCTTTAAGTTTGTTTATTCTCATATGTTAAATTTTTCCCTTCCAATTGCTTTCTCAAAATGAAAATTTTGATAATTTTTTTGTAGTCAAAACTTAAATTAATTATTATTGGGATGCTGTATTCCTTATTATAGCATTTTATCTCTATAAAATCATTGTTAAATACTATCTGCAGTTTATCATATTTCTCTAAAACATTTATTATTTTTCTCATAAGTATTCTTCAAACTGTTTCATTAAATTTTTAGGTGGTTTTTCGTGTTTGGCATCCCAATTAAGTATAGGAGCAATAGCTTTTCTCTTACCTTTAATACCAAACCCTACATACTGGCTCCAGGCTTCTTCTGCTCTTTCTTGAGCATCAGGATAACGTTTCCAATAGTAACCGTAAATCAATGGTCTAATTTTAGATTCTTGTGCTGCCAATATTTCATCTCTTGAGTAACCTTCTTTTCTCCAATCTTCTTCATTCTCTTTTAGTTGTGTTAACATTTCTTCTGTTGACATATTAGCCTTCAATCTTATTGCTCTACCTTTCAAAGACATATTAAATCTCCTTTCTATTCATAATATTTATCTTCAAATAGCTTTAATTGTTTATTATCCAATTCAAAATCAATCATTGATTTAGCGGATTCCAATAGACCATTAGTTTCAAAATCATTACCATAAAAACCTCCACAATTGTCAATTATTTCTCCATCTTTATTTATAACATTATAGCAATAGATATTTCCCATTAGATAATCATTGTATATCTTTACTTCATTTCTCAATATTTCTTTTACTTTTTCTTCTAATTTCTTGGATATTCTTTTCACGTTAAATTCATTCCTTATTTTCTCTTTATCCGCTACAATCCAGCCTATTTGGGCCACTATCCCAAGGATCTTGAAAATCGTTAATACTCATTATTAATCCGGAATGATCAAGAAGATACAAGGGATAAGAGATATTTTCCTTTGCATATTCTCTAGCTTCTTCAACTAAAAAATTATGCTTGTCTCCTAGTAAATATCTTTTATGAAAGCAAATCATTTCTCCTAAATTATCCCATTCTCTAGGTGATTCTAGTATGTCATCCTGGTAGATCTTAATACTATATCCTTTATAATCTATTTCTTTTATAGCTTCCATTTTTAACCTCCATTAATTGATTCTTCGATTTTTCTTCTGAGATATTGACCTTGAATCTTTTTGCCTTCTTCTGAATTCGGATCAATTTTCTTTATTCTCATGTATTCTTGGGGGTTGTTATATTTAGTTATACCTTTGATTTTCAAATAGAGATTAGGATAAACATCTTGAAGAAGTGGGGTGTCACAAGTACCATTATTAAGGTCTATTATCATATTATCCTTGAAAAGCCATAAAGTTATAGGATGTGATCTTTTTTGGACTATCCATACATCATAAAATTGAAATACAGAATAATTAAGAGGCAGAAAAGTACTAATTCTCTCTTTTGTAGTAGAAGTTTTTCGACCACCACTATTCAATATTATTTTATTGTCAGGTAAGTATTTAATTATATCTGTATAATAATATCTAATTACTCTTTCTTTTTTGGAGTTCCAGTATTCTACTGTATTATTTCTAACAGTGAATCTGCTTTTTTGGATATCATCAATTCCTTTCAATATCTCAGATTTCTTAAGTCTCATTGTCCAACTCCCTTTATTTTTGATGAATAGTTCCCTGTAATTCTATTGTTTCATTGAACAACTTGGTTTTTTAGCTGTCATTAAATATTACTTTTATCCCTCTTATTATACTCTCAGGCAAAGGCTTAATAAGCCAAAGGCTACCAAACCTATATCCTCTATCCTCATATAGACCTATTCTTTTCAAATATTTACAGCAAGCTTCATACCAATCATTTTTAAACTCTTCTGGATATTTATGTTGAAAAGGTCTTAAAGCAAATTGTTGCTTCATGGTTCCTGCTTGCATGTCATTTAGATGGTATTCCTTCCATATTTCGAGTAAATCTAAAACCTTATCTTGTGAAAGGTAGAACTTGAAATTATCAATATTCTCTAGAATAGCATTATTAATCTGCCCTCCACATATAGTTTTTATTTCTCCTACTATGGACAAGGTTAAGAATTCTGAAATAGGTTCCAATCTCCAAGTTAACCTGTTTTCACTACGTAATTTTATACTTGCTGTTATAAAAATATCATTCTTTTCTGTGTCATTACCTAATAAAATTGTTCTTTCCCAAGATTCTTTTTTCATTTTCAATCCTCCTTTTAATAGATTAAAAATCTTCATCATTAACAGGATAAGCTCTTGTTAATATAGTAAACATTAAATTGGCTAAGTCTCTCCTTTCATCTAATCTGAATGGTTTATCATCTAATTCATAAAGCCTTTTATTAATTTGCTTTAATTTCTCAAAATCTTCTATATCTATTAGCATCCCTATTGTTGTTTTTGTAGACATTATTACTCCTCCATATTGTAAGCTTTACAAAAATAAACGTCTGTGGGATCCCCTTCTCCTGATTCATACCAAAGATCATATCGGTCTAAAACATTTTCTAGTGTTTCCAAATAAACTTGATCCTTTATTGCCTCTTTCATGGTAAAGTTTGAACACCAGAGCATGTAGTATTTACCACTTGGAATAATACTCAACCAGGAGCAGATATATAGTGCCTTGTATTTATTATCATCATCACCTAGTAACTCCAAATCAGGGTCTTTGTCAAGCTCATTATTAATACTATCGAAATCAAATTCCTCATTAATCTGTTTTTCATATTTTTCTGATAGTTTCTCAAATACATCGTGTCTCTCCCAAACTTCATTTAGTTTGCTATAACTTAACATGATTAATCTCCTTGGTCTAGTGTTAATTGCTTAATCCTACTCCCTAAACTCTTTACAGGGAGTAGGATTAAAAGTTAGGCGTATTCTTTGATCCAGTTAAGAATTTCTCTCATTAATACATCTTCAACATACTTTTGTGCAGTTTCATGATAGATGCTTGCAATCTCCCTCATAATCTCCGCCAAATAACCATCAATTACTATTGTATCATCCTTTTTCTTAGTCATTATTTCACCTCCTTTCTTATTTTGATTTGCCTTGTTGCACCTATTATTAAATTCAATAGTTCGCTTCTTGAGTAGCAGGCCAAAAACTTATTATAGGTGTCAAGGCAATCTACAGCAAAACTATCAAAAAGCCAATACCAGTTCGGCTTGATACACTTCCTGGCATATTTCCAGGCATCAATTTCTTGTTGCCAAACCTGAAACGGCTCCTTTTCCTTGAGCGTTGCTCTAAGTCCTAAGTGTTGAAAATGAGCATGCCCAAACTCATGAAGCAAACTAAATAGATCATAGTAATCTCTTAGGTCAGTATAGTGGATAGTCTTATTCTCCGGTATATAAGAGAAAGTTTTGTCTCTTTGGATTTTACAGTTAGGCATTATTACCTCATAAATACTTCATTACATCTAGGACATCTGAACACTATCCTAGTTCTAGGAATAGGTACAGCAATAACAAAATTGCATTTAGGACAAGGGATGCTTTCAAAGCACCAAAGTAAATTCCTATACAGCTTGAAATACTTTCTCATTTTTTCTATCTCCCATTATAAAGCAAGTGAAAAGTTAGTTTTTCCCAAAGACTAGCTAAAAGTTTAGCTTGCCTTCTGGATAGACCTAAATTTCTAAGCCTACAGTAAAGAACTAAGCAATTAAGGTTATGTTGTAGTGTTGCTTTTAACATTACCTTTTTCTAAATCTTATCAAGTAGATATTTACAGTTGGAAAAATCTCCCTTTTCATATGCCTTGGTATATTTTGTAGCCAAAGCTTCATCTCCTCCAACAAGATCTAAAATGGCAGTTTCAATATCTTTTCCATATCCAGAATTAGAAGACATACCTATACCTGTCTTGTCGAAAAACTTTACTTCTATCATTTTTCTCTCTCCTTTTTTCATATTTCATCAAACTCTTTGTTGCATTCAAAACAGTAATACTTGTTACTGTTTTCAATCTGCAAAACTTCCTCTGACTCACAAAATGGACAGAGTTTTTCAACATGGTACGGGTTCCAATTATCATCTAGAAACCAATTCTTTATGTCGAATTGTGGTTTGACCTTTTTATACGAGTCATTAGAAAAATAGTTCCCTTTGTATTTTTCAAACTTCCCAAACAAATATACTTTTCCTTGGTCTGCAAGAATAATCTTACTCCCTGTTGTAATAGACCTTATAGCGTTTTCAATTGCAGGGTCTTTTCTGAGATATGGCAAAAGTGGAGTCATTATATCTTTTACGAAAATCATAGTATCAGTTAAATCTCTCTCTCCCTGTCCTAATACTCCATTATGTAGCAGGGCAGACTCACATATAATATCCAGAGCTTTTAAATCCTTTATCTTTTTACTAATAGGGAAGGGATGGCATTCTGACTTGAAATCCTTAAAACCGGAAGTTGCAATTCTGAAATGATAAAAAACTTCATTTCTCTTATTTAGTCTTTGGTTTTTGTAATCTTCCCAAAAACTATCAAAAGTTAAAAATCCCTTTCTGATATGATATTTACCATTTTCCTCATACATATAACCTATCCCATCTGGATTATTAGCAAAACAAACTTCCAGTGTTTTCCTTTGCGGCAATCTAGTTCCCTTTGGACTATAAATGGCTATGCACATAGTAAATCCTTTCTATCCATAAAATCATACAGATTCATATAGCTTTTCCTATTCTCATTCACGTACTTAGCGAATACTTCCCAAGTCATTTCCTTAATTCCCTTTACTCTGGTAAACTCATAAATTGCCTTGCAAAACTCCATGTTTTTACAAAAACTCTTAAAATTAAGAGTACCTCTGAATATTCTAATTTCAATAGTGTTGGAATTCTGGACATTCACGGCGCTATACCTATTAAATGAATGGGATTTAGCCTTTCTCACTAAATCTTTGTGCTCTGTATCCTGAATGCTTGCATAACTCTCCAATTGTGACTCTTTTCTTTGGGAAATGATCCTTATAAAATCCTTGTTTTCATCCTCATAGAACAGTTTCAGTAATTTATACAGTTGGATACTGGAAAAAGCTTCCCTAGACATATGAACATGCATACCACATGTTCCAGCATCATATGAAATATACCTTTTTTCCTTGAGAAAATTGAGCATATTCTCAAATCGGTGCTTGTTCTCTTTGTACCATTTCCAGGAAAGTGGATGGAAAACAATTTCAAATCCATTATTTAGACTCCCATCATATTTGCAATATATCTCATCTTCTGAAAAGTAATCATATAATTCTTTAACAGTATCAAAATGATTAACATAACTTTTTCCTTCAACTTCAAGTTCTATCCCAAAAAACAGATTAGTCTTTTCGTTTTTTCCATTTTTAAATTTCAACTCAGGAGTAAAACCATATGGTTTTATAGGAGCATTTTCAGCACAATATTGGCAATAGAAATTTCCATCAATTTCAATAGCATCATCCATACTAATTAAGTCCCCGCAATCAAAGCATGAAGTAAATAGTTCGTTGAAGCAAGACTCACAGTATTCATTTCCGCAATTGTCGCAAAGTGCTTGTTCTCTATCAACTATATCCAGACAGTTATAGCATCTAGTAAATAGTTCGTTGAAGCAAATTTCACAATATAAATTTCCTTCAGCTTCAAAACTCTCCTCAATGGGTATTATCTCTGAGCAATATGAGCATTCAGTAAATAACTCGTTGAAGCACTTCTCACAATAATACTTATCGTCATTAGCCGTGAAAGCATCTTCTCTAAATATGATATTTCCACAATTTTCACATGGGAGAGTTAACTTATCAAAGCACTCCTCACAATAGGGTTTACCTTGAAAAATCAAGCAATCTTCTTTTTCTTTACCGCAATTTGAGCATTTCATTTCTAATCTCCCTTTCTCATATGTAGGAGTTTTTCAACATCTTCTAGGACACTTTCCCATACCTCCTTTTCCATTAAGACTAGGTACAAAAATAAGGACATAAGGAATGTCCTTATTATAATCACCTCTAAATCCTAACACTTTACCTTTCCTACCATGCAATACAGAATTAGGATTATTTATTCTTACAATTTTGTTTAAATTTCTTTTATTTCTTTTTATCATTTTTCTCTCCTCCCTATAGATACTAGGTGCCCTTTGTACCTGCCTGCATGAAAACCACAATTAGGGCATCCTTTGGGGTTTTTTCTATCGTATGTAAACTCTTGTTTACACTTAGCACATGTTACCTTATAGTATCTTTGCATTTTTCTGTCTCCTTTCTCTTTTTAAATCCTTGAATTTGCTAGGTTTTTTATGAGCTTAGTGAGCAAAAAAAGCCTGTTATTCTAATGACTTACACGAATAACAGGCTAATAGCAGTAATGACCAGGAAACCAAGGCAAAAGGCTATAAAGTTTACAATACTAAGATAGTGTTTCATTTTCCTTTCTCCCTCCAGTTTAAGGTTAATCCCTAAGCCTTTTAGCAGCAGAAAAAGCTTCTTTGGCAGTGGGATAATTCCAGTGAAAAATCCATTCACCGGTAGAAGCCGAAAAATAAAGGCTGAAATGTCGGCTATATGGTCGGTTATCGTGTTCCACTACCTTATACTTATCATTCTCTGCTAATACGGTTACTCTCTCCATGATCATCCTCCCAGTTTAAGGTTAACCCCTAATCCTGCCTTGATATGTTGCATATTCCATGCCAATTGAATATCCCTAATCCTCTCTTAATTTAACCTAATTGAGCTTAAGGAATTTCCTGATCCAACCGACAATTTACGCCCCTAAATGACAAACTTTGTAATCCATAATGATAACAGACACTTGAAACTTCCAAACTTGACAATTCTTGTCATTCAGTCTCTACCTTCCAGCTCGAATTTCTCAATCCTGAATCATACCATACCAAGTTTGAGCCTGTCAAGAAAAATCCTTCGGTGGGAACTGAAAATTCCCAATTCCACTCATATTTGACTTAATCAACTCTCAGTGCCGATAATCGGCTGTAATCGGGATTGAGGTAAGCTATTGATATGATTGAGAATCCAAAATTTGCATGAAAATTTCCCTAAAGGGTCTTCTGAAATTTTCGACTCTGTAAACCCTTGATATTTAATTGAAAATTCCGGATCACCGTGATTTTCAATGAAAAATGAAGGAAAATGGAGTTCGGAAACTGAGAGTTGCTTACCCAAAGGGCCATGAGAATTGGCATGTTATATGCTATAGCAAGAAGTGTGCCATTCGAGTTTGGCATTCATCTTGCATGCTTGCAATTCTCATGCCATAATATGGAATCTTAAGTTGGCAAAATTGAACTTAGTTTAACCTAATCCTCAATAGGCAAGCAAGAAGCATGCCAATTGAGTTTGGCTAATTCTAGCTTAGTTATTCTCAATTCTCAATATGGCACGCCGATTGCATACATGCAAGTTCTATGCCACTGGCAATTGGCACGCATTTTGCATACGGGAGCGATCATATGCCAACACAATCCAGATACAAAAAATTCTAAAAAATCCTACTAATTTAGTATATTTAATTCTGAGTATGTATCATAAAAACTCAAGAATCTCCAGTATATATAATTCAACTCTCTCTTAAAAATTTCCAAAAAATTTCTAACATTTTAGACTTGACAAATGAGAATTAATGGTTATAATACTATAAATAAGGAGAGAGAAATGAAACTAATTGAAAAGCAAGCTTTGCTGGTGTTTTGACACTGAAAGACTCAATTAACATAGTGAGAAGCTCTTCCCCTTTTAGATTTAACAGTGAGCAGAGGAGAGCACTAGTGAATGAAATTAAAATGAAATTCGATATGTTTAGGAGAACCAAAACGAAACTTAACACACTTGAAGATTTAAATAAGGTTAATTTAAATGATTTCAACTCAGTTGTTATATTTTATTATTCTGATGTTATATGCATATATTTCACAGGAACTCATTCAAAAGATATAGTGTTTTGCCATTCAGATACTTCTCTTAATGGATTCATTTTAAGATGTAGATTACAGAATATCAATGTTTCTGAATTATTAATTGCAACTAGACTATTTCGGAATCAATAAGTGATATAAAAGGAGATAGTTATGAGTAGAGTGAACAAATTTTTTGAGTGGTTTAGAGAGAAGTGGGATGCGATGTATTTAACCGACTGGGAATGGAAAAGGAAATATTGTCCTAATCTTTATAAATATTTATTTGAGATGGATGATAAAGAGAGACGTAAAATGTGGGATAATTATATAAGACAAGTTACAAGTGGAAGTCAATGAAGAGAGAGGTGGTGTAAAGTTTGTGATTTTCTTGAGAGTATAATCAACTGGGTTGAAATACAACTTCTTATATATCCGAGAGGAGGATTAAAATGAACAAACTCGAACTGGAAGACAGAATTATAAAAAGAGCTGATATGGAAAATATTGAGATTGTCAAATGTAATATTTACAGGAAAGGTAAAAACCGTATAAACATACTTCCTACAGTGGTGAATAATTATAAAGACGAGTGGATTTCCAAGTTTCAGATTGAATCGTTAATTGATGAAGTTGTTCCTTTTGATATTGAATATGAAATACCTTCGATAGACTTGGAGGGTAGGTATAGTATATTTAAGGTTGGTGACATTGTTGAAGTAGATAATATATGGATTAGACTTGATGCCGATGAAGAGTGTAGTGACATGGTTGTAGGTGCTGGTTGTGGTCAGTGGAGAAAAGGATGGATGAAAGGTAAAGTTTTTGAGTTAAACGATGGGATGGTAGGCGTTAAATTTAATAGAGATGTATGGATTGAGAAACCTGATATTGGTTGGATAAATGATGTGTCTGAACTCAAGCGACTTATAGCGAAAGGTGATATTTATAAAGTGGAGAAAGGTCAGCCAGTTTATATAGGAATCCAGAGCTGGAATTTGAGAAAGATAAGAAATAATAGATGAGATGATGAAACTTAGAGATGTACTGGAGTGTTTTAGTTTTATAACTGCTAGCGAGGAATACCTAGATTCAGATTTGAAAAGATTAGAAATATCAAGAAATTTTATTGCGATGGTAGTGGATTATCATGGTTGTAGACATATCCCCTTTTATATGTACACTCCGTGCAATTTTAGCAACAAAACAAAGGCATTCATTTTAAGATGTCAATTAGAAGGAATTAAAGTTATTTGGCATGAGTAGAGAAGAAATGAAATTTAATAAGAAGAAATATTTGAATAAAATCAATTTGACCAATCTTAGATCAGTTATTGTTCATTATTATTTGAGATCAACATCTATGTACCTTTATACTGATAATGATATTATATATTTCATCCTTAAGCCTTCTGATAATGTTGATGGATTTCTACTTAGATGTAGACTACAAAATATAATCGTTGATGAGAGAGTAATTGATCCATCTTTCTGTGAAGGAGGTATAACATGACTTTAGAAATTGAAGAAGAACTTGATATAGATGAAGTTTGGAAGAATACTCCATATGATACTAGATTAGCTTGCACTGCATATGTATTTAAGAAAATATGTGAACATGCTAGGGGAGGTGGTACTTATAGATATTTGATATATGACAGACTTGGATTTGACATGGATGCATATGCGGTATTACTGGTAAATGGTGGGATGGATATTAGTAATGAGTTTAAACTAAAGAAAAGGAGGACATAAAAATGAAAAAAATACTTTTGATTATATTAGCACTTTTGTTTGCATTTAGCAGTTTGGCTTTTGCTGGTGGGGCAACTAAGCCGGAACAGAAACCACCCTATGTTCCTATAGAACACCAATCTTCACATATTCCTGAGATAGTTTACATTGCCATTCGAGAAGTGCACTATGATGGAGGTGTAGAAGGCGTTATACACTCAACATTTGAAGAGTTAGTGAATTGTTGGACATCTGAAGGAAGTTTCTGCCCCCCTGTAGTTTTGGGAGAAGCAGCTATATTTAAGGCGTATAGAATGAGTTTTAGAGTAGAAAAACATCATGGGAATATAATAAATAAAGTGTGGACTGTAGATTCTTTTACTCCTGCTCCTCTAGTTCTGCGAGTGGAGGAAATAAGGGGTGCTTATTATGATGATATGTTGTGTGAATTTTCAGGTACTGTTATAAAAATGGAAGAGATGAGTAACCAGATTTACTATCACTTTCTTGAAGCTCCACTTGAGTACACTCTAAAGAGAATAAAAGTGAGAAGCAGGATGGTAGAAAGGTGTACAAAGAAGACCAAGCAGCTAGAATGGTTTGTAATTGATGAATAATGAATTATACTATAAAAGATTTAAAAAGATGTAGAGAAGCTATACTTTTGAGACTCAAACTTGAGAATTTCAAAGGTTATTATGGTCAATTTGGTAAACCAAGGTTATCTAGTAATGTAGTAAAGGATATTATATGGGAACCTGAAGGTTGGGGTATTGGTTATCTTTATACTTGGGAAGTAGATTTTTTATTAAAATGTTATAAACCACATCTACCAAAACTGACCAAGACTGAGTTATTGAAATTATTAGGATTTTCTACTAGAACTACTAGATTTGCTAATCATTATAATGTTTATCTTGAAAAGCGAGATGATTAGATTAAAATGAAATTTTTTTATTAATAATTTTCATAACTTATAGCAGATGATTAATTTTTTACTTGACAAATTAAAATTAATGATTATACTAATTATATGAGCGAGATAGTTGAAATATTCAGTAGCATAATAGATGAAATGCCAGATTGGGCATTGGATGCAATGGAAAGAGGACAACTTTTCCATGAATGTTTTAAAAAGTTAAATGAATTGGAAAACAGAGTAAGATATTTGGAAAATAAGCTGGAGAAGCGAAATGACCACAAAAGCTGAAATTTTAAGAGCAATAGGTAAACACTGTTTAGAATGTGTTGGTGGATCTTATGAAGCTAGAAAAGATTGTGGTGGAGATAAAACTCTGGGAGGAAAAGAGTGTAATTTATACCCCTTTAGATTTGGTAAAGACCCTAAACCAGCAAGA